GAATATACATTTGACAACATTGATTTTGAGAAGTCAGAATATATTTCTTTTGCAAGTTCTTCTTTCTTTTTGAGAAAGTCTAACCCCATAAATTTTGATAATACTTGACCTCTTGCTGTTGGTTTGGAGTCAATCAAATCTTCAAGATTTGTTGCTGTTGTTAAGATTGTCATCAAGAAATCATCTTTTGTCCCAATTGATGTTTTGATGAAATTCTCTGTTTCCCTCCTTTGTTCACCAGTGAAGTTTTGTAATGACCCATCGGATAATTTCTTATAAAAATCCAATTCGGTTTTTACATTCCAAGTATCATCTTTCTTCTTCTTTCTTTCAATGTTTCTAATGATTACATATTCATCCCCATCAATGATAATTTCACCTTTTACGTGGACTTTATCTTGAGTTGAGAATCTATTAAAGATTTCTTCAGCTTTTGTTGTCTTGGTGGTTTCATTGAAGAATAGGAATAACAATAGGTCAACGGTTAAAACTGTCTTTCCACCAAAATTTGGTGGGTCAGATTCAACAACCGATATTCCATTACATTTTTCAAAATCTATTTTTTGATTTTGTCCATAAGATAAGAAATTGGAGAATTCAATATTTTTGATATACCATTTTTTGAATGGGGTAATATCTTCATCTGTCAATAATCTATTATCAACAATTCTATCTAGATTAAAGATTTCATCAGATAATTGATTTTGATTTTTGGAATCAAGATATGATTTTACCAATTCATATTGATAATTTTTATCCAAGATATTAAAGGAAACATCAACCGAGTGATTGGTTGTTTCTGATATTTTTGTTTTGGTAATTACATTAACATTGGTTGAATTGTATTTTTTTTGGAAGTAATGTTTGATGCTCTTTATTTTTTCTTGTGTAAAGTTTTCAGCATAATCTTCCCATATTACCTGGATGTATGGATTATCAAACTTGGTAAAATCTATATCTTTAATCATATAATTGTAATTGTATTCTATTGGTGGATTGAATAAATCCATTGTGAATCTTTTAATTGATTTTGGGGGTGAGTTGTATATATTTTTGTTAGCGGTAATGTTGAAAAGACAATGTATCACCTGGATTGAACCTGCCAACACTATCCACAAACCAAGTTCCTTTCATATTCAAATCCATTTTATCAATAGGCTCGACTAAGTAAAGATTAGTTCCTTTTGTTTTGTTAGTTTGAATTCTTTTTACTACAAATTTTGATTGGGTATTAGGGAATTTAGTTTCTACATCACAAGAAGAAAACACTACTGCTAACAACACATAGACAAAAAAGCCGTTCAGTTTTCTATTTACCATTTGTTTTAATTTTTAGAACACTCAGAAATTATTTCAATTTCATCTCCGTGGGTTTGAGTATCAATAGCGCCCACCATTGTAAGTCCACATTGATACTCCATTTCCCATACGTGAAGAGAATTGTCCTCTCGTTTTATTTCAGACCCACATTTTGGACAATTATCAAATTCAATTTTCATTTTGTGATTCAGGTTCAGTATTGTTTTCCAATTCACTTGGGTCAACAACTGAAAATCCAAGTTCTTGTCCACCTAGAGTAACTTTCAACTCGTTTTCTAATTGTTCGTTTTCAGTTAATTTTGCTTGATATTCTTTCAATTTTTGTTCCAACAATTGTGTGTATTGTTTTTGGAATTTTTTCTTTTCTGCAGCAATTTTTTCATTTCTTTTTGCAACTTTTTTTCTGTGTTCTTTTTTAGCCTTTCCCATCTGTAATATTAATTATTTGTTTAGTTATTGAATATGCTTTTAAATGTTGAATTATTGTTTCAATATTTTGGTCAACGTGATAGAATTCATTAGGATTCATCGTTGTTATTTCAGTTCCATTTTCTCTTGGACTTAATGATAATATCATTCCTGGATTTATATAAATCGGTTCATTATTAATTGTGAATTTTAAAAGTGTCATCATAGTCCCTTCTTTAAATTAATTTTGTTTATTTGATTAATAAGTTTAACCCACCCAATACCTTGACAATAAGAATATCCAGCATCTTTACATTCTTTTGTTTTTTCCTCTGATTCATCATTTTGGAATTCAATAGGGGCAACTTCAGCTTCCCATATTATTATCCAATCATCACAATCAGTTTCGGCCATATTTTCAAATGGAGTTAAATAATGGATGGGTTTATCATTACCCTTCATTGTGTATTCATAAACTATCATTGTCTTGTAAATTTTAAATTGTTAATTTAAGATAATATAGAAAATCAACCTTGGATTGTCAAATCTCATTTAATAATATTAATCTCCGATTCAGTTACAATAACCACCCTTGCACCACAAGATAAGATTGGTTTTGCATCACAACCCTCACCACCATATATAATCTTACTGGGTCCCAATATTTCAACCTCATTACAATAGGTGTTCTTTTTACCTTGTTTGATTGTTATAACAGGTAAATCCGTTCCTTTTGTTTTATTGGAACGGATGTGATGTTGATTAACGTGAATGTAGGTTTTCACTATATTTTACCTTTGGATTTTAGTTTTTGATAAGTATCTTCTGTTATATAACTAGTTTCACCATCTGGTGCCATTATAATATAACCATTTTCCAATTCTTTGACAACTACAAATGTATTCATATTACCAATTTTAATCTATTTTTGTTAACTCTAACATAAGACGTTCTCCAGTTAATTTTTGAAAGTCCCACTCAATTTCTCCAAATAAAGAATCAAAATCTTCTTCAGTTGAATTAGAGTAATAAACGTCAACATATATAACATATTTAGTACTTTTACTAAAATTTTCTGTTATCTTATTTATTTTAATCTCATTAACATATTCAATCAAATCTAAAACTTCATCACTATATTCATCAGGATTTTCTTCAACTAATGTTTTAATTTCTTCTAATATCCGATTAAGAATAAGTTCTAAAACTTCTTTTTTAAGTCCAAATCCTTCTGACATTATTAAAGCTAATTGTACATTATTTGGTTGATATGAATCAACTAAACGTTTTAATTCGTTTAGTTCAGATTCTTCTCTCAATATTTTTTTTATAATATTTCTCATTGTGATTTTTATCAAATAAATATTGATTAATAATTTTATCTAATATTTCTTAATGACCATATTTTTGTTTCACTGAACATATAGAAGTTTACAGCAATGATTTGGTTTGTTGAATCAATTACAATAAAATCAAATCCGTTTTGTTGAACTAATCCTGTTGCTGGTTCAACTTTACAATTTGGATATAATTTTTCCAAATGTTTTTGTCTATTTACTTGGTCAACACAAGATGTCATTAAAATGACTAATAATAAAAATAATAGTTTTTTCATATTCATTAATAAGGTTTTTTATAGTATTCCCAAACTTCATCTAATTGAGAGGGGTCTTTACACCACATAATCCAATCATCCTTTTCAATTTCTTCTTCTAATACATCAATGTAAAATGTCTTTGGTATGAATGGAAATCCTTTGATTTCTAAATTACTACCAATTCTATCTACACAATTAATAGCATCTTCTCTTGTAAGATATAATGGACCAGTCCAAGTAATTCCATCAGGAGTTCTTTTAACAATAGCTTTTATGTAATGAACACTACCATCACTATACTTGAATAAAGCACTTTCTCTTTTGTTTTGATAATAAGGATTATTACTATAATCTCTTATATCACCCCACTCTTCATCTTTCCCTGTGATTGGTAATAGGGGTTCATAATTTCCTAATTTTGCAAATAATGCTCTTACCATTGATGCTGACATACCTGAATGTCCTTGTTTGGCAAATACTTCAATAAGTTCCATAACGGCATCACCTAAAGCTCCACCATAATCTGAATCTTCATCAAAGTATCCAGCCATTTGTAATTCTAATTTTGAATGTTCTACTATTCCCATTTGTTTTTATATTGTTGTTGTTGAATAATACTGTCCCCCTTTTGTACAATTACAGATTCCATCACCACCATTCAATGGATTACACATACAATTAATGTAATATGGATTTTCAAATGTTTTATAGGGGAACGCGTTGTTTAGAAATTTTGGTTCTGGTTCATCTAATTCGTATAATGTAATCAACGCCATAATTTCACTATATATTTCTTCTTTGTCATCTGTTTTATCAAAGACATTTTGTATTAGTTTTTTTAATGTTTCTGTTTTCATATTAATAAAATTTTAATTCGGGATATTCAACAATTCTAATATGTTTTTTATTAACTATATAATAATCATCCAATACAACATTCAATAAATCTTCTTTTGTACTTCCAGCGTAATACTCAATACCACTACCATACCCAAAATCTATTCTACGTGTAATATCTTTCCAACCAAATAAAGTTTTTCTTTGGATAGTGTATCTATCACGATTTGGATAATAGATAAATCTAATTTTGATTGTTTTCATATTCTTAATTTGATAATGGAAATTTAATTGTTGGATGTGATTGATAGTTTTCAACCTTGAATGTAATGTCTGGGTCTATTGTATTCAATACTTCATCTAACTCTAACAAATGCCAATTCTCATTACCTGAATTAATCTTTAATGTTGGTAGGGGATATGGTTCTCTTGTTCGTGTTGGTGTTCTTGGTAAACACAAATCAAAAATAGTGTGTTTACCATAGTCAGGCATTTCATCAACACTATCGCAAACTTCTTTATTCGGTTTACAATTCTTAAACCACCAATCCATTCTTTCTTCAGTGGTCATTGCTCTACCAATCTGTTCTTTCACACCCTCAACTTGATTTAAGTAGATATGACAATCACCCATATTAGCAATTAATTCATCTGGAACCATATTAACCATCTTACCAAGTATTGTTAATAAAAGTCCGTAAGAAGCTATATTGAATGGCGTACCTAATGGTAAATCTTGGCTTCTGGTATTATACATTAAAGAGATTGCTCTGGTTGGTAAGTTGTATTCTTTGACTTCTTTAGGGTCAATCAATAATTTACCCATTACAGTCATTCCTTTAAGATTAAAACCTCTTTTATTTGCTTCAAATGCAACTTCCTCATTACTCAACTCTCTTGTATAAACTTGAAATCCATAATGACAAGGTGGAAGTGTCATTGAATCCAATTCTCCAACATTCCAAGCTGACACAAGTAGGCGTCTTGAATCTGGATTTGTTTTAAGGTCGTTGATTAGGTTTGCAATTTGGTCTATAACTGTTTGGTCAGCCTCATCATAAATGTTTTCGTATGAACCATCTGTCGATAGATACATTTTCTTTTTATTCCAACTTCTCCATTGCTTACCATAGATGGAGCCGAGTTCACCCCACTTCTGAGCAAACTCATCATCTGTTTTGATTTTGTTAATGAATTCTTCTTGTGTTGTTACTTGCTCATACCACTCAATATATTCTCTTAATTTATCTTCCGATGCAGGTGGTTTTAACATTAACATGGATTTTCTAATTTGAGAAAACCTCTTATAAGCATCCCCATCCCATATATGACAATTATTATCAACAAGGTATTTGATATTTGTATCACCCCTTAAAAACCATATAAGTTCGGTTACAATACCTTTGAAATACATTTTTTTGGAAGTTAATAATGGAAATCCATCACTCATTCGATGACGAATTTGTCTACCGAATACTGAGATAGTACCAGTGCCAGTTCTGTCTTTTTTTGTAACTCCATTATCAAGTATGTCTTGTAGGAGTGCTGTGTAATCTTTATCTAGTTTATTCATATTCAATTTCGAATGTGTTGGGATTAATATATTTTATTCTTTTACCTCCTGTTAAATCAACTATCTTATCATCAGGTATTCTACTTTCAATAATGATATCTTTTAATTCCTGCGGTACATCAGGATTATTTAATATTTCATCACTCTTTTCTTCATGCTTACGTGCTAGTTCAGCACCGCATTCTATTAGTTTATCTAGTTTGTTCATTTTTTTTAATCCATTTGATTTTAATTGAAGAGGCTACATCCCATTGAGAAATGCAGTAGTGTGTGGATGTTTCCCAACTAACCCATTCTATTAGTTTATCTAGTTTGTTCATACTAATCTATTGTTTCGTTGTTGTGTTAATCATATCAGGTAAATCTTTCCCATTACCCAACTCTAATAATTTAAAGTATTTCTCATCACCAATTATTCCATCAACACTCCATTCTGTCTTCACTCCGTTTTCGTAAATAGGTATTGAATATGTATCTTCTTTACTCATATAATTGTGGATTATTTTCTAAAATGGTAGAGATTGCTCCAACTATTTCTTCTGGTGTAAATGAAGTTTTCCAATCACATTCTTCGGCAACTCCATCTACCCACTCCATATAGAGTTTATATAGTTCTTCTTTATTGATTTTCATTTTTACTTTCTATTAGTTTCATTATATCTCTAGTGAGAGAACCTGCAGTTTTAGTTCCATCAATATTCCACTTAATAATAAGTGTTTCAATTTCTGAATAGAGTGTTTGTTGTTCTTTATTCATATCTTAATGTTATTTTATCGTAGTCTGTATCATAATATAGTTCATTTGCTTCTTTATGTTCTCTAATAAGTTGTGCTAATAATATCTCACACAATCCTATTTCTGAGCAATCACCTTTATCCCAACTCATCCAATGTTGTTTGGTAATTGGGTCTTCCATATTCAACATTGATTCTATAATATCTCTTTTATTCATAATCGTTAATCCATTTTTTTAAATCTTCAATGATATTATTGTTTACTTGGGTACAGAAATCCCTCTCAAGCATATTCATTAATGCTTCTTGAGCATCTAATCCAAATTCGTTGGTTGCCAACTCAATGCACTCATCATCGGTTTTATTATGCCAAAATGTTAAGTGTTTGAGTAAATCATTTCCATCAATGTTAATTTTCATAATTCGTTATTGTTTATTTTAATAAAGATTGGTTGACCTTTTTCATCAAGTCGGACGAATTTTATAGGGAGTTGTAGTTCTAATATTTTAATGTAAGCAGCAAAAACATAACCATTATCAGATTTCCCTTTTTTTCCAATTAAAATTTTATCATTCATAAGATTCAATTGGTTTATAACTATCAAATTTTAACCAAACCTCATCTTCATTTAGGTTTAGTATCGGGTAACAACTAATTAAAGTACCAGACTCACATATTGTTTTATATTCAATATCTTCTGTGTAATCTGATTTTGGCATACCAAACTTATTATGTTTTTTTTGCCATTTATAAAAAAATATAATATCTTGCTCTTCAGATAGGGGTATAATAAATTTTCGCTCATCATTATATCTTCCCTCAAACCATTTTTCATTAATTTTAACTTTCATAACTTTCTATTGTTTTATCGTGATAAGATATTGTGATTAGTTTATTTGAACAATTATTACTACTCAATATATCTTCCATATTATATTGATTACTACTTCTTGTTAAATTTGTGTTATATGTTTTTATAAACCAATCATATCGTTCTTCCAAACTCAACTCTCGTTCTTCAATGGTTAGACCCCATTTCTCAGAGAACTCAGAATCTGTTTTACATTTGTTGATGAACATAAATTGAGTCATTGGGTCTGTATCAAAAGAGTATTGTTCAATTAGTGTTTGATTTTCAAATGACTTACAATAATTCTCATAAGCCTCATCAATTAGTACTTGTTGTTCTTTTTTTGATAACAATTCCTTCCAAAACTCATCACTTGTCATAACTCTATTATTTTTTAAATCGGAGAGTCCCCTTTCAAGGGATTCCAATTGTTTTTCATTTAATGAATCAAAATCTTCCATATTAATTTATCTTTCATCAGGGTTTAATAATCCTTTACCATATTTTTCAATTCTTTCATTGTATCTAATCTTAACTCTTTCCGAGATTGGAATTGGATAACCTTCTTCATCAATTCTAACAAACTTGATATTAGTTGAAACCACAACCTCTTGTTTACCAGTGTAAACATTATGTTTTCTAACTTCAATGTATAAAGTTATGGAAGTATTACCAAATTCCAAAACTTTACCATATATTTTTATAATTGTTCCAGCTTTAACTGGATTCTTAAAAACCAATTCATCAATTTTAACTGTCACCATTCTTGGTGTATCACATATCTGTGCGGCATAAGCACCAGCACTTTGGTCAATCAATCCAAGTATTGTTCCACCAAATATATTATCGTGAACACCAGTGTCAGATAATTTACAAATATAAGTTGTTATTAGTTCCATTATAATTTAATTGAAATGTAAATTCCTTTGTACCATCCAAACATTTCTTGTTCAAATGTTTTATCATTATCAAATTCATCCATATTGATTTCCATTTCAATGAACTCACTTTCATTGGGAAATCTCACCAATTTTTTCTCCATCATAATTATTTTTTTTAACAATGTCAAATATATATTTTCCAACATTGGGGTCAACACAATTTCTAATAATTTGGTCTTTCCTATGTTTTAATTTAAACTCCCTCAAATCAAAATAACCCTTCTCTGAACTTCCCCTCTCATTATGGGTCAAACCATCCTTAATATCAATAATTGGAATATCAAAGTTTGTCCAAAATAAATGTCTTCCCAATTTCAATGATGGTTTAACAAATGGTTCATAATAGGGTTTAACATTCTCAACAACAAACTTTATATTGGTATTCTTTGTGAAGTTTTGTAAGAAGATTATCTCCGCCCATAATTTCATATCTGGCATTACTGAATCATAACTTCCACCCTTGCTTGCCATCATCCTAACTTTGCTATGACTTTGACAAGGGGGACTGCTCCATATAAAATCAAAGTTTCTCCAATTCTTTGCAAGATATTCGTGGGCATCATCAACAATAACATTATCATTGGGGAAAAAATGTTGATATACATTTGCGATTTCTTCATTATATTCAACCGCTGTTACTTCAACATCTTCCCAATATTTTCTATTCCCACCAATACCTGCATATAGATTTAATACTTTCATAATGTTGATGTTAATATTTCATTGCAAAGTTGTTCAGGTATTTTACTTCTTTCATAACTTCCTTTTCTACCTTGAGTTCCAGTTTTACTTCCCCTTGGTGCTGGTTGGTGATGACATTCCGTATTACCATTCTTGCAAACAGGTCTTGCTATCCAAGTTGTACTATTTGTCCATATATCAGTTGGTTTGGCTCTTTCATCACCATATTTGCAATACCATATTGTATGTCTTGTGAATTCTAACATCCAAGGCATCTTTCTTAACATACCCCTTGGATTTTCAATAAAGAATACCATATTTGGATTAATGGTTAACCATTGTTTTATCAATGAAATAAAATGTTGATTAACCATATCACATTTTTTTGCATATTCACTTTTGGGTTCAGTTCCGTTTCTGTGGTGTGATATTGCAGCAATTGTATATGTTGTACAATCTGGTGAAGCCCAAACAATATCAGGGGTGAATGGAACATCTTCCATTGTTAATTCACCAATATCTTTTGATAAATTTATCCCCTCATATTGTTCCCAATCAACTGAAAATACTTCCATTCCAAGTGATTCTGCGGCTTTACCAATAGAACGACTACCAGCAAATAACTCTAATACTTTTTTCATTTAGATGGTCTATTTTCTTCATAATATTCAACAATGGCATTGATTGCCCATACTGCTCCTGATGCAATTAATCCATCAAAAAACCAAGATGTGTAAATCGGCATTCCAAATAAATGATAATTTGGTGACCAAATAACCAATCCAATAAAAAATCCAATCCATGTTGAGCAACACATTACACAGGACAAAATACCATCTATAAATTTGAATAGGAAGTTAAGTGGAAAATATGGGTGATTCCCAAAACCTTTAATTGTATCTCTTAATCCTTGAAAAATACTTCCATAAACCATAATGTTTGTGAACCCATAGGCCATAACAAACCAAGTTAAAATTTGAATTGTAATCATGCTAAATTGTTTTTAAGTTGTTCACTCTCTTCAGGAGTAAGAATTTTAATGTTTCTAACAGAAGTTCCATCTTCGTGGGATAAAAGTTGTGGTGCGATAATTCCTTGTTTGTATAGCCAACTTGCTATTCTAAATCCAATTTTTACTAAAATGTTTTTCATAAGTTTAATCTTTTTGTATGTTTATGTGAAATTCTCTAATCATATTATAAATTTCGTTGTCTTTGGGTACTAATATTCTCATTGGATTTTGAGTACCAACATATCTCAACTGATATATTTCTTCCAAGTTGGAATCGCTATGTAAATAGTAATCTGCTGTCGGGAAATAAAGTGATATATCATATTTAGTTACATCAAACTCATTATCATTAGTGTCAAATGTAAAGTAGTCATTTATTTTTGGTTTATCATTCCAAAAAACTTCATCAACTTTAAATAACCAAATCATAATTTATTTTTTATGTTTATTTAAAAATTCATTTATTTCTTGTCTTGTAACATTAATTCCTTTATGACCTAACTCTTCGATATATTTACTACCTTATTCAGGTGGAATTAACATTGAACAAAGTGGCATCTGAGTTAATTCTACCTCATCATTTTTTTTGGTTTCAAACACCCCTCTAATCATTACACCCCTTTCACCTTTAATTTGATAATCTTGTGGTGAATCCAAAATATTATCTAGTGTTTGATGTAATTTTTTTCTTATACTTTTATTTTTTTCATTTTCAGCATCCTCAATCATACTAGGACTTCCAAGACCATAAATTGCTTCGTCTTGTAATGTTTCAGGTTCAAACTCTATGATAATTTTCTTTTTTAATGTCAATGTTGATGGGTCAACTATTGCAGGAGTGATTGATGCACCATCTTTAACCAAATCATTAATTTTATTTGGGTCAAACATTTCAGGTGTTAACCCAATTGAATAGAGATAACATTTACCTTTAAAAGAGTTATTATCGTCAACCTTAAAAGTTTGAACCATCTTTGTTTTCCCATTTTCATCAAGAAACACTGGTTCTTTTATGATAATTAATTCATCACAATTTTGCAATTCCTCACATTCTTTTAATAAATCAATCATTACTGATAATTCATCTCCTTTGATAATTTCATTCTTAATTAATTCTTTTAATTTCATATTAAAATTTATTTTCGTTTATTGAGTATTATTTTTGTATGTTTATTGAAATTTTATATTTTAAACCATTATCACCTAATATATCCCAAGTAACACTTAAATCTTTAGGATTAATTAATTTTGGCGTTATTGTAAAATCGTTTCCAAGACGATTAAGAGTACATTGAACACATTCTACTATTCTTTTTGGAATTTCATTTGTTTTTACAAAATTATTTATGTCTTCTTCAGTTAGATAAAGTCCGACATTACCATCTTCATCTCCAAATGTTTGTCTGAATTTTTCAACTAACCCCACTGGGACTTCATATTTTTTTAACACTGGGTTTGGTTCAGATTTGTCAACGTAAAAGAATGGTCCACCTTGACTTGAGATTGGGAACTTCTTAATAGTATCTCCCTTGGATACGATATCCATAATTCTTTTGGAGTTCATTAATTTTTCTGTTAACTCGTTTTCCATTGTTAAATTATTTTTGTTTTATCATTTATTATACAAATTCCTTCATCCAAAATATGACAAATATTTTTCAAATCATCAATAGTGAAGTCAGTTAAATTAAACCACTCCCTCTCAATATTATGTTGTTTGAATCTAAAATGTAAGGCTTTTTCTAGTTGGGTGGGGTACTTTGACTCAAATTCAAGAATAACACTTAAATTTGGTGAATTCAACTCTTTTACCCTCTTTTGTACATCTCTTTTTGTGTACCCTATTTTAACTTGGTCAGAATTGTCTTTGACAAAGTAAACAAATCCCACTATCTTTTTTAGTTAAAAATAGTGGGACTTTGTAAAAGTTAAATGTTAATTAATTTACTTGTTTTTTAGAATAGTTTTTGCAATTAAATCATAATAAAATTCACTAACTTCATCATCTTCCATTTCTTTGACCTCATCAAAACCTAAAGCATACAATAAATTACTGATTTCATCATAATAATAAGGAATATCAATTGTACTTGGTAATCCTTGTAACCATTCAATTATAGCTTTTCTTTCACCCATTCTTTTGATAGCCCAACCATATTCATCTTCAAAAACATCATATAATTGACTAATTTTGTTACGTGGATTTTTATCCAAATCATAACCTTCAAAACTAATCCTATCTTCCAAAAACTTTTTAAGTTGATGATGGGGATTTTCTTCTCTAATTTCTTTTAAGATTCTTCTTATTAACTTTTCCATATGTTTTTAACTATAAATATGTTAATATGAAACTTCTTTATATTTTATTTCACCATCTTCATCAACACTCGCCAAACCAAGTGTTATTAGATTTTCATATTCCAAATTACTGAGTGGAATATCATAATCACCAATCATTGACCACATTTCATTGGCAATATCAATGTTTTCTTGAACTGGATTGTTTGCCAACACTTCGAATATTCTTTCAAATATTTCTGTACTTCTTCTATCTGCCATATTATTAATTTTTATTGTTTTTTAATCATCTCCTCCAGAATAGAAAGTGTCTTGTATTTCAACAACATCTTCAAAAGGTATAATATAAACTTTAGAATTTCGGTTATTCATTCTATCATAAACTAATCTATGATGTCCATCTAACAACCAAAGTTTACCTTGTTTATCTTCACATAATATTATATCTGATTTTTCATATATTTTATCTGTAATACTATCTATAAAAGATTTAGATACATATTCTTGAGTTGAGTAAATCTGTTTATCTTTATCTAATTCTTCTTTTGTGTACGGAAAAGACTCTAAAGTATCTTCCCAATAATTAACTGCAGTATCATGAATATCAATCAAATATTTAGGAAATCTTTTTAGAACTTTAATTTTATAGTCCTTAGTTTTATCAAAATTACCAATTCCTTGCCTCTCTTTACTTATTTTAGTTCTTAAACTTTCTTCGTTTTCATTAACTACTCTTTTTATCAATCTAATTAAATTTGATTCAGTTAATCTTACAATTTTTTTCATAATATTTTTTCAATAAATATTATAAGTTATCTTCTTTATAGGTTTCATTGTAATAGGTTTCACTTTCTGTAAACATTGAATTAGGATAATAATAATCTTCACTATTTACTCCTGCATTAAAAGCATCATTAATTTGTTGTTCAAAAAGTTTATTAGCTCGTTGAATTTCACCATTGTAAAACTCTAAAAATGATTTATCTTCTTCGCTAAATATCTGCTTAATTAAAAATTCTACTGCTGTCATTTTATTTTCTATGTTATTATTACTTAATTTGACTTTCAAGATTCTTTTTCATTTCATTTAACTTTAACCACTCTTCAGCTATTTCAGCTTGTTGAGTTTCAATTTCATCATCAGTATAGCCACACCTACCAATATCTGAAAATATATCGTCTAAGTATTCCATTCTATTTTTTATTTCTTCCAATGTCATTTTGTTTCGTTTTTATAGGTTTCATTGTAGTATTGTTCTGCATTATCAAATGTAGTTGTAAATTGTCCACCACCATAAGCTCCATCTTTCCAAGCATCTTTTATCTGGTGCTCAAAAAGTTCGTTGGCTTGTTGTACTTTTTTTTGAAAAAAATCATAAGATATGGCTGTATCTAAACCATCAATTTCATTTGCTAACCATTCTACTGCTGTCATAAGTTATTTAATAAATTTGAACCCTTCATAAATACAGCACCAGTATTGGATAACAATTTTTCAAGTTGTTCAATCTTGTTATTTAATTCAGTTATTGTTTTATCTTTCTCCCCAATCTCTTTTCTTAGTTTCATCAATGTCTCTTGTAGCATTCCCATCTTATCATTTGGTTTTTCAACTTGTACAATTTTTTCCACTATCTTCTCAACTTCAACTGGAACTTGCACAATTTTTTCTACTATAACCTCATTTGGTACAAAAATTTTCGACTCAATTGGGACTTCTTTTATTACCTCAACAATGACTTCCTTTTCAATCTCTTTAATAATCTCGATGGGGACTTCCTTGATAATCTCCTTCTCAACATATTTGATAACCTCAATCGGAACTTCCTTTTCAATGTATTCGATAACTCTCTCATTATTTTCTCCTATTAATCCATATTTTTTTATATCAAATCCTTGTTTGAAACATTGTTGGAAAAATATCTCAACATCTTCAATATTGTTTAACTTACAATAATCAGTTAAATCTTTTTGAGTTTGTTTGTTAAGCGTTAGTGAGTTTTTCTTTTCCATCAATTATATCTTCAAATGAATTTATTGCAAATTTAAGAAAAGGTTTTGGATTATCCAAATCAACAAATGAATATTCATCCTTAACCACATTATAAATTCCAAATCCGTGTTTCTTAATTGACTCCCCATAGTTCTGTTGGATTGTTGAGCCTACTTGAATTATTGGAGTTTTATCCAAATAAATAATTTGACGCTTGTGTATATCTCCGCATAGAACGATATCACATCCCTCAAATTTACTCACCTCATATCCTGTCTCAAACTTATATCCAATGTCTGTATATAACCCTATAATAGGTCCGTGAAACAATCCAATTTTAAGGTTATTAGATTTCTCAATTGTTGGGGGAATATTGTGTTCAAATAAAGAATATACAACCCAATCAATATTCTCATCAGTATAAACACCTCTATCTTTATAATAGACAATGTTATCATTATTCATTGATTCAATGATGGGGGTTAATGTATCCAATCTTGATAAATTGTTTTCAAGCATATCGTGATTTCCAACAATGATGATTGTTTTTGCAATCTTGGAACATTCATCTAATGTCCATCTAACCATTTCAATAAGTTCTGGACTGACTTGGTTTTTACTATGGACTAAATCCCCGCTGAAGACAATTCTATCAGGTTTAATATCTTTGAATTGATTAAACATATCAATCAATATTGATTTGTATAAATCGTGGTCTTTTATTAATCTCAAATGTAAATCTGAGAAGTGTACTAAAGTTTTTATCACGATATTAAATTTGTTTTATTATCTTCATCAAATAATCTAAAGTCATCATTTACGTGTCCACAATCATTACACATATATGTTGGGAATGGTACCATAGTATCATTAGGAGTACCAAGTAACAATTTTGATACTTTTTTTATCAATGTAACTTCTTTGAAATATATTGACCCACATTTTTCACAACTTACTGTAGGTTGTTTTTTCAAATCAATATTTGGTTTTTCATTAAATAAATTATCCATATTATTCTACAATTATATTAAAATCTTCATTATCATATTTATCCCAATCTATATCTTGGTTTGTTAGTTCATCTAATAAATTTTCATAAACATCATTGTTTATAGGTTTCATACTATTACCATTTTCAAGAATGTATTCTTGGATTTCATCTTCATTCATTCCTTCTAATTCAGGGTAATCCACGATATTAATTATCAATGGTTTTTTTCTTGTGTAGGCAGTATAAGATTCATAGACTGAGACTTCAACTGATTCTAATTTTTGGTTTTCCATTTTTTTAGTTATTGTTTTTATAAATTAATTTGTATGTTTTTGGTTCAACACCAATTATTTCTTTGTCAGATACGAACTTTATACCATCATAAATAAAATAGTATTTCTTTCTCGTTCTTAAAGTTTCTATTAAATACTCATCCGTATCAGGTTTGTTGTGATTTGTTTTTGTGTTTTTGGTGATTACTAAGTCCATTTATTTTTTATTTAAATTGTTATAAAAATCATTTCCGTTTAATGTATCAGAATATCCAATTTCAGATAATTTTCCATCTTGCCAAGCATCAACAACCATTCTTTCTTCCTTCTCTTTCAGTTCCAGTATTTTCAACATAATTTCTTTATGTTCATAACCATCTAATCTTAGTTCTTGGTCAACCCAATTTAATAATTCTTGTAGTGGTGTCATAAATCTAATTTTAAATTAAAAACTTGAGTAATTACATTCATAGGAATTCTAAACTCTTCAAATGTCCCATCTTCTTTCAACAATACTATAATTGCTCCAAAAAGTCCAATTTTTTCATACTTACTTCCTTCCAACATTTTAAATAATAATCTTAAATATAATGGTAATTGAACATAATAGTGACCTAAAGCATTATTGGGTAATTTATTGAAGGGGTATTTCATCGGTTTTGTAAAATGATTGGATTCAAAGTTCTTAACCTTATTGGTTTTCCAATCTGTACAAAATATCCCAATTTGACTCTTTTCCTTATTCTCAATTAACCACATTTTATCTGGTTGTCCTACATAACATAATTCATTATCACCTAATACCATTTCCGTATCTAATAATACAGCACCTCGTTCTTTCATCAATTCCAAACATTTAATCCCAGCACTGACCATTCTATCACTCTTTAATATTTGTTCAAAATCGCAATCAAAAATTGGTTGTCTAACCTCTTTCTTAATATTAAACATATCAAGGGATTTTTGTTCCAATAAAAAGTGGGTTCTACTACCTAAGTTAGTTGAGTATGTTCCAGCTCCAGCCCATTCTTTTAACAATTTTTGTTGTTCTTCAATATCACCTTTGGCTTTCTTTAACGCAACTTCTTCAGCTGGAAATTCATCATAATACTTTTTTATTATTTTTGATACAGAATACCAATCATCTTTCAATACAGAATTATTATCCAACATTGTGTATTGGTGTTTTTCTTCTTCAAAAGTTAATTGTAATTCTTGTTGTCTTTTTTTAACTATTTCTAGTATTTCATCTCTTACTTTATATAAATCTGTCATTTTATTTCAATATAATATTCATTTATTTGTCCCCTCAAATCGGCAATATCCTTATCCAAAGGTAGTTTTACTATTTTAATTTTTCCATATAAATTCCCACCATTTAACTCATGATACAATTTAACCGCATTGTCCCAAGCATCACCATCCAAGGCGATTGTTATATTGTTGTTGGCCTTTTCATATAAGGTATCAAACAATAATGAACTCATATGTTTCCCCAACATTGGAATACTATTTGGGATGAATATGGAATCAAATGCTCCTTCAACTAGAGTAATATCTTTATTCCAATCAATCAAACTTTCAAAGAAAATAATCTTATCTTTTTCAGCTTCAGGGTTTTTATATTTTGCTTTTGTATGTAAATCCCAACTTCTGGCAATATAGTAATTTAATTTGTTATTTTTATCATAAGATGGAATTATTATTCTACCAGCGTGACTACCATTATCACAAAACCCAATTCCATATCTTTCAATTATTTCATCGGTAATACCCCTATTCATTAAATAATTATATGCTTGTCTTCTTACTGGGTATATTGATGAGACCTCATTGAACTTCCGATAAAAACTCGGTAGTTCAAGTTTGTTAACTTTTTTCTTTTCTTTGGGTAGGTTTTCTTCTGGTGCTAGTACAGAATAAGTTTTAAGGTGTGATTTTTTACCATATTTTTTAATTAACTTATGAAGTGAGCCGTGCATATCATTTGTATCACCACAGCTCCAACAATGAAATAGATGTTGGAAATAATTTATCTCCAAATTTCCTTTTTTCCTCCCCTCATCACAAAGGGGGCAATTATGACTAATTTGGCCTTTAGATTCATAATGTTGTTTTTCATCCCCAAATATATCACGTAGTAATTCTACGATTATTTCATTATCGTCAGACATAATATTCACAAAGTTTTCTTACCTAATATATTTATTAAAAACAATTTTGTCAAATGCCAACAACAATAACTATAAATGGAGTTTCAGGTTCAACACCTTTCGACATTTATCTATGTGATGACCCCTTAACTACTTGTGTATATGTAGATACCATAACAGGTGGTACATATTCATTTGATGTTCCATCAATTTTGGATGGTCAATTATCTTATAATTTAAAAGTTGTTGATGATAATAATTGTGAAATAATCTCTAATTTAGTAGTTTAAGAAATGAGTTGTCCTTGTCCATCGGGTTATACCCCAACCATCGATTCTGATGCTTGTATATATACTGTAACCGCAGCAACAAGTGGTGGTTCATTTTTTTATACTGCAACAACAGGTAGTGTTAATACAGCATATAATGCTTATGGTGTTATTTTTTATGAAGACATTACAAATCTTTCATTCCCAATAACAAATACTGGGTCAACAACATCAGCATTCACTGAGAATGGTACATTACTTTTTAATACTCAATTTTTAGTAGATAATAGTGGAAGAATTTTAAATATTCAAGCAGGTGGTCAAGGATTTACTACATCACCATACTATGGTCCGACTAGTTTAAGAAATTCTCTTTGGGGTACTGGAACTACAATTACAGGTAGATTAAATAATGCGGGTATATGGACAACTAACAATCCTGACCCACAAGATGAATATGTGGGATTTTCCTATTGTTTAGACATACCAGTTTCAGGTACATATTTTATCGCGATTTCAGGTGATGACTATTTTAGATTTAAAATAAATGGTAATTTAATTTATGATACAATATCAACATTTCCAGGTACATCAATCGCTCAAGGTTATGGAACACTATTTTTAAGTGTTTTCCCATATACTTTCTCATCAGGTTTGAACATAATTGAAATGGAGAACCTGAATGATTCAGGTCCTGCGAGTTTTGTTGCTGAAATATATAGTGGTTCTGTTTCAACTCTTAGTGGTTATACTAGTTATTCACAATTAAGCGCGGATACTTTGTTTACAACATTAAGTTTTATTGGTCAAGACGTTCCTTTATCTTCAAGTGGGGCAACAACTGGAACTGGATATACTTGTCCTGATGGTTATTCATTATATACTTGTAGTGGTACACCATATTGTATTCTAATAGATAAAACCGATATTGTTAATTATTGTATTAGTGATACAGGATTGGGTTATGATGACAATTACAAATACGCTGGTATACATAATTCCCAACCATATTGGTTAGGGGTAAACACTGGTAATGTTATTTATTTCACAACTGGAGGAACTTGGTGTATGTCATCAGTATTGGATGGTACTTGTTTATTAGAAGGACCTTATCCTTGTATTTCAACTTGTCCTGATTTATGTGATGAATATGTATTTAGTGGAGCTTGTCCTACACCTACTCCAACGCCAACTGTGAATTGTTCCGTATTAGACTTTACCGCAGTTTTTGATTGTGAATATATTCCAACACCAACACCTACACCAACGATAACAACTTCTCCAACAAGTACACCAACACCAACACCTAGTAATCCTTGTGGTGATGTAGCTATAGATGTAACAATAACTGGATATACACCAACACCAACGGCAACATTAACACCAACACCTACACCAACACCTGATGTAACAAGGCCAATAAACATATTAGGTAATGTAACATTTAATACTGTAAATGGAGAAATAAAATGTCCGAATAGTAAACAATTCCAAGATTGTTATACTGGTGAAATGTATTATACAACCAATTCAATACCATTACCTTCAGGTGGTACTATTGACCAATTTATGATTTTTAAAGGAAATGTTAATGGAAATTCAAAATGTATTTCTTTCTTGGGTTATAATTTGGATGTTATTGGTATTGATGAAATAAGTTTAATTGATGGACCTTTAGGTTATTCAAATTTAGGTGAATGTTCATTATGTACACCTGATGTTTCACCTACTCCAACACCAACCGTTACACCAACATTAACACCAACAAATACACCATCACCAACACCATCTATGGCCATAGGTTATTATGTTTTCAGACAATGTGGAAATCCAACAGAATATATTATTCAAACTTTGGCTATTCCTACATTTACACCAGGAACAATATTTAAAACTATCACCAATGATTATTGTTGGGAGTTTATGTACTACTCATCAACTTATCCAACTTTACCTTTAGGTTCAACATTTACATACATCTCAGGAAGTTTTTTCCCATCAACTGGAAATACTTTCTTTGATAATTGTGCCACATGTTTGGGTAGTTTATAATACGTAATATTTATAACTACATAAAGTTATAATATGAACTTACTTTCCTTTAGTAATATATGGGGATTAAATCCACCTTACACTGTTTACGTTTGTGATGTATTCGGTAATCAATGTATTTTATTAGCATATATATCAACAACAGTACCCATTACCAATTTAATGGTTTTACCACCTCAATTTGATTCCGCACCTGCAATTGGTGTGAAAGTTATAACAAGTGATGGTTGTGAAAAGTTTAAGGTATTATATTGTAGTGAAGATATAAAAGAATTTATGGATTTAGAGGATTTCTTTTTTATGGATGGTGTTGGTTATTTCTTTATGTCCTAACTATTTATAAATAAAATATTAAATGGCATTTCTTACCGATAGGACATCTGCAACAGCTGTGACATTTACGGATTTAATTCATATTGTAAATCCAAATGACACTTCACAAAATCCAGCTGGGTCATCATTTAAGGCAACAATACAACAAGTAACTGACTTAGTACAATCAGTGTACATATCAGGTGGGACTTATGATGCGACTACAGGTACTATTACATTTACTAATACTTCGGGTGGGACTTTTACAGTTTCAGGTTTCGTTACTGGATTTACAGATACAAGTGTTACGAGTTTTACATATAATAATAACACATTTACAATTGGTGAAAGTGATGGTTCAACATTTACCGCAACAATTGATTCGGTTACTGGTGTCACATTCTATGAGGCAACAACAGGTATTACTACCTCCGCAGTAACCTTATCATCAGGTTTTAGTTATAATGGAATAAGTTATTTGGGGGATGTCGATTTAACTCTGTTTTCACCAAATTCTTTGGATGGATTAAAAGTAACTATAAAAGACGAAGGTGGTAATTCTGGTTCTTATAGAATAAGAATAACCCCAACAAGTGGTACAATTGATGGAAATTCCTACGTTGATATGAACATAAACTATATGTCACTTACATTGGTGGCAAGAAATAATAATTGGTGGATAATATAATATGGCATACATTTTTAATAATTCGATAAAATACTCAGATAGCCCAAACTTAGATGCGTTTGGTAGATTAAGAACTGCAGCAGTAACTAATCTTTTAGATATCAAACACGTTTATGATAAAAATCCACTTCAAGTCAATGAAATGACAGCTGGAACTGCTACATCAATTTTTGACCAACAATATGCAAGAGTTAGAATGTCTACTTCAGCTAATAACGATTTAGTTATACGTCAATCAAAAACACATCCAATTTATCAACCAGGTAAAAGTCAATTATTTGAAGCTAGTTTTAATAACTTTGCCATTGAAACTAATGTTATTAAAAGGGTTGGTATGTTTCAATCAACGACAGGAACACCATATAATTCAGTTTTTGATGGTTTCTTTTTGGAAAGTAATGGTGTTACAAGTGCAATAACTTTTAACATATATTTGAGCGGTTCTTGTACTTATAGTGCAGATACTTCTGTTTGGACTAATACTCAATTTGACCCCAACAATTTTGATTGGACTAAAACCAATTTGATGACTGTAGATTATCAATGGTTAGGTGTTGGTAGACTAAGATTTGGAATGGTATTATCAGGTCAAACAATTTATTTTATTGATTATACTGCTGCAAATAATATATCAACAGTTTATATGGCCTCACCTAATCAACCAATAAGATATGAAATAAGACAAGTTGGTGTTGGTTCTGGTTATTTTGATATGATATGTTCTCAAACAGCTTCTGAAGGTGCTTTAAATGGTTTATATTCAACAGTTTCAGTACCATATACAGCAACAACAACATTAGCTACTTCTGGTGAAAAATATCCTTATATTGGTTATAGATTGAAGGAGTCTTATACATCGGTTTCATCACAATACGATGCAATTAGTATTCTTAATACATCTAATGACAATTATTTATTAACAATGGAATTCAATCCAACTTTATCTTATACCCCAACTTGGGTAGATATTCCAAATTCACCATTCCAATATAGTTTGGGTACTGGTAATACACATACAATAACATCCCCTGGTCACATTATGACTTCTTTGATTGGTCAAGCGGGTACTTCGGCATTAACTACAACGAAACTTGATGATAACCAAATTAGAGTTGGTTCTAATGTTAATGGTACTTTAGATGAAATGTGGTTATGTATTACACCATTAGGTGCTAATGCAACATTTAATGGAACTGCGGATATTCTATATTATTTATAAAGTCAAATTATTCTCTATATTTTTTTATAAAAAAGTATGGACAATAATTTGGTATTTGTATCAGCTCATCCTGACATCCCTTACTTCCATTGGCAAACAAAAATATATACAACAAACTTTATTGAGAAAGGAATTAAACCTGAAAATATTCACGTTTTGTTTGTTATGGTTAATGGAAATACATTTCCTTCAGATGAGTCAATTAAATTAAAAGAGATTGGTATTAACGTACATCATTATTTGGATGATAGAAAAGATAAAAAATATATTCCAAGTTTAAGACCAATGGCCTTATCAAGATGGTTGAAAGAATATCCTGATTTAGGGAAATGTTACTTTTACCACGATTCTGATATCATTTTTAGAGAACTCCCTGATTTCAACAAATTGTTACAAGATGATATTGTGTATCTATCTGATACCTTAAGTTATATCAATTATGATTATATTATGACTTGTTGTGAAAGATATGAATCTATACACCCATCACTACAAAAAGGACATTTAATTCAATTAATGGCTGATGTTATTGGTATTTCTGTTGATACAATAAAACAGAATAATAAGAACTCAGGTGGTGCTCAATATTTAATCAAAAATACCGATTACACATTTTGGGAAAAAGTTTTTAATGATTGTCAATTACTTTATAAAAATGTTTTTGAATTTAATCAAAGACATAGTGTCCCATCGGGAGAAATACAAATGTGGACAGCTGATATGTGGGCGGTTTTATGGAATCTTTGGTTAACTAGCCACGAAACAAAAATAGTTGAGGATTTAAGTTTTTCTTGGGCAACTGATACTATTTCAACTTATGAAAAACATCCTATTTTACATATGGCTGGAGTTACCGATGATTTAAAAAGGTCAAAATTTTATAAAGGTGAATTTATAAACGTAAATCCATTAGAAAAATTAAAAGAAAATATTAATTACTTCGATTACATCGATAAGAATAGTTCAACAATTAAATACATAGAGGTTATGAAAAGTATAATAGAAAAACATTCTTAATTGTATTTATTGTTGATTAGTATAATAAACTTATTTTTTTAAAAATTTATGTCCACATCTGTAACTGTCTCTCCTTGTAGTTGTATATCATTATCAGCAACCTCTGAATCTTTTGGTGGTGTATTTAAGACAACACTTAAACCAGGTGGTTATGTTAATGGTAGAAAATCCTATGTTGGGTATGACCCTTGTTGTGGACAAAATTTAGAAATTAAAATAGTTTATGATTTAGTAGATTCACAATGGGAAATTTTTTACGATAATAATTTAGTAAGTTATATTTTAGGTGAATTACAATGTCCAACTGGTACAACTTGGGCTAATTTGGATGCTGTGATGGATGTTTTTGAAACTGCCGCAATAACTTGTCCTGAACCAAGAAAATATGACCAACTAAACTATCTACAATCAAATGAATGTGGTGTCTTAACCATATATCCTATGGGTGCAATATGTGAACCAACGTCACCAATAGTTAGTGGTGGTTACGGAAGTTTGGGTGTTAAAATTACTGGTGGTACTCCACCATATCAAGTGATATTATTAGATGATGAAGGTAATACTGTAAGGTCAATACCACCATTAAATTCATCAAGTACTAACTTCACAAATTTAGAATCAGGAACTTATTTTGTTCAGATAACTGACCAATTTGGTGATTTTAGTTTATTAATAAATTGTACAATTGTTGAACCTACAACAACCACAACAACCACGTTAGCACAACTTCCATCAAACCCATCGTTTATGGAATATAATATGTGTATAACAATACAAGCACCTAAAACATTAATACAAATTCCATTTATTATTGCCTATTTTGAAACTAATAATGGAGTTATTCATCCAGTTTGGAAATCCCCATCAGGAAATGAATTAATTTATTGGAATCAATATTGGATTTTATCTGGTTCACCATCAAGTCAGTTGGTAACTCAATTTAATCCACCTATTGATATTGTTTCAACATATCCATTACCAACACCACCAAATACATTCACAGCAAGTAATGTACCATTGAATAATTGGTTTGTATCTAATGCTAATTTGTACCCAAGTTATACAATAACGGCAATCAGAAATATATGTAGTGTACCAACTCTTAACTTTATAATTAATGAAGGATGGTGGCAAACTTGGGGTTCTAATATACCAAATCAGTATAGAGGTTCTTCTTGTGGTGGTCAAAATCTTATACCAAATTTTGTTTGGAATACGTATAATTTACCTGTAGGTGTTTCAGTTACAAGTTTTGATATATTGTGTATTAATATGTCTACATTAGATGTTTATTTAGATGTAACAAACATAAGTCCATCTCAATTAAGTATTAATAGTTCTTCACTTTGGATTGGTGGGGCAACAATAAATAATACAATTGGTGGTCCTGGTTTGATGAATAGTCAAGGATGGCAAGGACCTTGTTCTCCAACAAATTATAGTATTACTTTAACAGCAAATCTTTCATCAGGACCACCACTAACCAATACAATTTATTTTATCTATTGTACAACAACAATAAATGGTATTTGTGGAATATAAAATATAAAAATAATTTATGTCATTAAACTCAACGATAACAGTTAATCAAACAATTTGTGGTTGTGATGGAGCAATAACAATCTCAGCATTTGATGGATATCCTCCTTATCAATATTCAATTGATAATGGTATTACATCTAAACCATTTCCAATATTCACAAATTTGTGTAAAGGTAATTATGTTGTGACAACTACAGATATTTCAGGTGGAAGTTTTACAAATTTTGTAACACTTAACCCACCACAAAATCCAATAACATATACAATATATTTAAACACTACTTCTCAAACAATTAATTCATCACCATCACAAAAAACTGAAGAATACGTAACTAAGGTTTCAGTTTTTCCTAAATTATCAGATGGTGTGACAATAAATTTTAAATTGAGTCATTCTAATTTAGTAAAATCCTCCCCAAATTTGAATTCCGTTTCAGCAATTACAAATTCAAGTTTAGTTATTGATACAATTCCAATTTCAATAACAACTTCAGGTACAAGTACTGGTTCAACTTATAACTCAATACCTGGATGTCAAAATCAAACATTGTATTTAACAACATATAATGAAGAATGGTCAAACATTTCATTAACAAATAACACAGATTTTACACTCACAACCACAGATATTTTATATAAAAATGAATTCGTTGATTGTTATATAGGAAATAGTCAACATACATTTTCTTTATCTGATTTAGTTATTACTGGTTGTAATTGTTGTAACGTAATAACATCATAAAAAATGAATTAACATATTTATACTGTATGGGATATATTCTTAAAAATACATCAGGTTTAATAAACACAAGGTTAACAGATGCTGGTAGACAAAAACTATCTGAAGGTAACTTCAATATTTCTTATTTCCAAATTGGTGATAGTGAAGTAAGTTATAATGTTATACCTAATTTTAATCCGACAAATTACTTTGTCTTCGAACCAAGTTTCAATGCTCAAAATATTGCAGGTTCACCACAATCAAATAAAGAAAATGTAAAATACCCAATCTATGTAGATAACATTGGGGGTAACACATATGGTGTTCCTTTTATGGATTCTATTATTGATTCGGTCTATAATACTGCCGCAGAAAGAGGGTTTTTCAGTGGAACTCCAATAGATGATACCAACTATTATACTTGGAGTGCATTAACAAATAATTTATACACTATTAATTCAAACTATGTTGTTCAGATGAACACATTGAATGGTACTAATACAATTGATTTAGTTTTTAATAGTTGTAATCCAAGTGTTGTTAGAGGATTTGCCGTTGGTGATATAATAACAATTTATTATGATGGTACTGGTTTGGTTGATTGTAATTGTTCAAATCTTCCAACACCTACACCAACTCCAACAGTGTCGCCAACACCATCAATGACACCATCGTTCCCAGTGTCACAAACCCCAACACCCACAAGCACAAATTTATTTCCTTGTGATAGTCCTACACCAACTCCAACACCTAGTGCAACGTTTTGTCCAACACCAACACCAAGTAATGCTTGTCCACAACCAGCACCACCAGATTGTGTAGTGACTTTACAAAGTTGTTTCCCAATTTTAACATATAGAATTGTTGGAGTTTGTTTGAATACAATTACATTAGATAGACCAACTCCTGACTTCTCATATTTGGGTAATGATTGTTATGCAAGAACTATTATATACCCTCCAAAAATGACTGAAATATACGATAGTATAACTCCATTCAGACATTGGAATGATAATGTAATAAACTTTGAATCTGTTTGTTATACAGACCAATTTGATGTTAAGATTTGGAATATGAATATTCCTTGGTCTGAAAGTCCTGCAGGATTAGACTCATCAGTTTCAAATGATTATACAAAATTTGGTTCAGTTAATTACTTAGGTACTAAAGAATATTTGGGTTATGCTTCAAGTAGTGGACAAACTGATACTAGCTCAACTTTTTATTTTAATTCATTTGATGAAGTTGTAAATGTGTTACCTGAAGACCAAAAAGCTATTGGTATTATACATTATACAAATCAGACAATTGATTTATTCTATGGTGAAAAGTTTGCAATGCAACCATTTGACGATACAACAAATGACACCACTGGTCAAGGTAGAAACTTCAAAATACATTTACCTTGGATTATGTGGCACAAAAATCCAAATTGTTGTTTAGGACAAACATTTTGGGTTGACCCACCAGGTTTTGAAGATTTGGAATTATTCCAAGTTAATTATTTAAAATCAACAAAGAATGTTGATATGAATGACCCTGGTATAAGATATTTCCATTTGTGGGATGACAATCCAAATCCTAATGCACCAACGCCTAATATTCCAAATAGAGTTGGTAAAGTATTTCCTGACTTGAAAATAATTGTTATTGATGACGAAGAATTACTCGCGGCAATGTCATATAAGTCAAATCGAAATTGGACTTTACCAGCACCAAAAGTTTCATTAATAACACCAAATATTTGTGGTCTAGACAATAATTCAGTTGAGGGCATTTTAACTGGTAATACAGAATATTTTTATGTGACATACAGATTATCAAACGATTTAGGATTTACAAATTCATTACATTGTAATTACTATCAAAGTATTCAAGGTCCTAATGTTTCTTGTAATCCAATATCTTCACAAAATGTTAGTGTAAGATTCGGTGATGAATTTTCATGTTTAGCTACGGCTAACACATCTATTACTCCTTGTTGGTATTCTGGTTTCACATTTTGGTTTTTACCACAACCAGACACATCCCCTAACGCTTATAGTGCTTATCCATTTATTAACACAGACCAAAATTTGAATGGTTACCCAATATTTAGAAGTTTTCTTGGCGAGGGACTGATATCTAATATTTTTTATGATGGTAATGATTGGGTAATTAGAACCAACAATAATAGTACTGACCTAATAATTAATTTTACAAATGGTGGATTAATAGGTGACTTTACAATTGATTTTGAAGGAGGTATAACAGGTTATACTGAATGTAATTATAATCCTTTATTATGTGTCACATTATGTGTTGAAAATGAATCTTGTTTAACAATACCTTATTATAATACTTTGAGTGGGTCAACAAATCTTTATTTATCAAATTTTGATTTAGCTGAAAGATTGGTTTATTATAATTCTACTTGGGAGATTTATTCAGCAGACACTAGAATAGCCATTTTAACAGGATTAACTGAAAATGATATTCCAATTGGAACTTGGACACCTGATGTTGTTCCTGTTACTGGTTTAACAACAAGTTTATTTGAAAGTTGTGTAGATATTACTTGTAGTAGTTACTCGGCAAGTACAACTGCAAATAGTGCAACAATTAAAGTCGTTGATTGTAGTTTTATTATTTCAGATGAAACAATTATAACTTCAGGAATTACATATAGTGGTTGTGCTATAACTTTGGATGGTTCTTTAGATTCTGCAATTGTTCAAGTCTCAGAGGAAACTACTTATGGAAGTTATACTGGAACTTGTCCGACATATTCAGCTGTTACCGCAAGTACAATTTGTTCTGAATTCTGTAATGTACAAAACGGATTTATTGCAAATAAGTTTGAAATTATATGTCAAAAAATTGATGGTAATGGTAGACCAGAACCAACAGAATGGAAAATTATTGATTTTACAGACCAATTAAGTGGTTCAACAATAAATGGTTTCTTAACCCAATCAGGGTTAACTGGTAATACTTTTGTTATTACTCAAGATTTATATGATAATGCCGATACATATGTCTTAACTGATTATATTCACTTGCCAACAGGTACTACAACAAATCTTAATTTTGGTGATGAATATTATTTTTATGGTAACATTGAAACTGATATTCAAGCAACAATTTATGAGATGAGATATAAAATAAATTTAGGCCAATCTGAATTTTTAGCATCATCAAATCCAACTTGGGATAATACCAAAAAAGTTCATATAAGTGAAATAGGTCTTTACGATTCTGATAAAACACTTATGATTGTTTCTAAGCTACAATCACCTTATCCAAGAACGGGTATTCAACAATTTGTAGTGAAATTTGATTTCTAATATATGAACAAAAAAATTGAATCTAATCCTAAAATACTAGGTCTTGACGTGTCCACCAAAACAATTGGTTGGGCACTTTTTGATATTGAAACTAAAGAGTTATTGGAATTAACTCACGTATCACCAATTGTTAAACCAAAAGAAGACAACAAAATTAAAGAATTATTTCTTAAAACGGAAATTTTTAAATCTAAATTGTCAGAATATAAAAATTTAGGTATAACAAATGTGGTCATAGAAGAGCCTCTGTTGAACTCAAATAATGTTTATACAATACAAACACTACTTAGATATAATACTTTAATCTCAAAGGAAATCTATGACATATTAGGTATAGTTCCTGAGTATATATCAACGTATAACTCAAGAAAGAATGCCTTCCCTTGGTTAGTTCAAGATAATGGAAAAGGTAAATACGTATTATTTGGTGGACATCCAAAAGATTGTGATAAGAAACAAATAATATGGGAACAAGTTGCAAAAAGAGAGCCCCAAATAAATTGGGTTTATACAAAAAACAATACACTCAAAAAAGAAAATTATGATATGAGTGATGCTTATTGTTGTGTTTTAGGTTATATGAAACAAGAAAAAATATGGTAAAATTAAACCCCACTTTTTAGGTGGGGTTTTTTATTATGGTACTGCGGTGTCTCCTATAAATGTCCAAGCGTATGTTCCAATGATATTTGACCTTGCAATGTCACTAGGACTTCCTATTTGATATTGTCTTCCACTCACACCAAAAATCACATTAAGTTGTAATGATGGTAATAAATTCCAATTAACTAATAATGCCTCATATTTACTTTGATTCATTCCACAATTATCTAACATTGATGTCATATCAGTAACGTTAGATATATTCCAAGTACTAATATCTTGATTAAAGGTTATTGCGTTATTGAACATTCCAGTCATAACTGTAACATTAGAAACATTCCAAAGGTCTATTGGTTGGTCAAATGATGATGCGTTTTGGAACATACCAAACATAGTTATTACACTCGATACATTCCACCCATTTAAAGGTTGATTGAATGCTGAGGCACTACCAAACATACTAAGCATATTTGTAACATTTGATACATCCCATCCACTAATATCTTGATTAAATACTGCAGTATTTGAAAACATACTACTCATATTAGTTGCATTAGAAACATTCCATCCACTTAAAGGTTGGTTGAACGCTAATGTACTACTAAACATACCAGACATATTTGTAACATTTGATACATCCCATCCACTAATATCTTGATTGAATACAGAGGCGTTTGAAAACATATTACTCATATTAGTTACGTTAGAAACATTCCATCCACTTAAAGGTTGATTAAATAGTAACGCACTTTGAAACATACCAGACATATTTGTAATATTAGATACATTCCAACTATTCAATGGTTGATTAAATGATGTTGCAGATGTAAACATATTAAAAGCGTTAACTAAATTAGATACATCCCATCCACTTATATCTTGATTGAAATCAAATGCAGTTTGGAACATTCTAAATGTGGTTGTAACATTTGACACATCCCAAGAACCAATTGGATGATTAAATGATGTTGCATTTCTAAATGTTTCGGTCATATCTGTAATTGTTGATACATCCCAAAACTCAGCATTATTAATTGTTGTGATTGATGTACAATTCCTAAATGTTTGGAGGAATGTTGTTGTCGTTGACAAATCAATAACATCTGTAGTTCCACTCAAGTCTAAATTAACACAACCATAAAAATGTCCAGGAGAATCACCTAATTCTAATATACCCCATTGTTCAATAGATGAAATTTTAGCAACGTCTCCGCTATTATTGAATGAAAATCCACTAAATTGACCATTAATAGTAATTTGATAAATACCAGTTGCTGTATATGTATGTAAAGTATTTGAATCATTCCAAGTTGTTATAACATCAGTATTTCCATCACCCCAATCAACATCAAAATCATAATATCCACCTGATACTGTAGGTAATTGGAATTGGTCAACTAAACTTGAACCTGCCGATAATTTAGTAGTATCGATTGTAAATATAAATGGTACTAATACTGGTGGTGCAGTATCTTCACAACTTATATCGTAATATATTTTTATTCCAATTATTATTTCAGCATCAACATATTCCGCTGATGGATTACAAATTGTTGCTATTGTAATTTGATTTTGGACAGGTTCAATAATAACATCAGTTATACCTGAAAATCCAAGTAATAATGACCTTACGGCATAATAATAATCGTCATCACCAGGGAAATCATTTATACTTGTTCCAGTGTAGAATGTTGTTGCTGTCGTTGTCGCACTAACACCTGATAAAGTAACTTCAACTTCAAAAATAGCTTGATTTAATATACAATTAGTATCACCTGATGTTAAATCAGTAAATCCTTCTATTAACATTTGTTGAGGTCCTTTTCTAACATTTGAACCATTATCTATTAATGCCCCTTCACATATATTGTAAGTTTCAAAAGATGAAACCAAATTAAAACCAGTTAATATTGAACTTCTTGTTTGTGTACAACCCAAAGAATCCGTAATACTTAAAACATAAGTTCCCGCAGTTAATGCTGTCACTGTTAAACCAGTTTGGCCATTAACATTTGAACTCCAATTTAATGTAAATGGTGGAGTTCCATCTGTTATTAACGTACTTATTTCACCATTATTTCCAAAAGTAGGATTTGTTGATGATAAAACAAAATCAAGAGACCCTAAATTTGTAATTGTAAATGGTAATGTTTGTGAACATAAATTAGCATCAGTTACAATTGCTGTATAATTTCCTGATGATAGATTTGTAAAACTATAAGTTAAACCAGTCACATTTAAAATATCAAATCCATTGATTTGGTATCTATATGGTGCTGTTCCACCAGTTGTAATACCCAAAGTAACTGAACCATTAGGTTGGTCACAAGTTGTACTTGTTGTTTGTGCTGTTAATGTAAATAACACATTATTACTAACAACAACTGTACCTGAATATGGACATAAATTTGATGAATCATTAATTAATAACGTGTAAGTATCTGAACTCAATGAAGTAAAGATGAAACCCGCATTTTGAACTGGTTGTATTCCTATTTGTGAATTGGTACTTGAGTCAATTAACGTATATGTGTATGGGGCAGCCCCACCAAATACGGATACTGATATTTCACCATCTGTATTATTACAATTAGAATTAGTAACATTAATTGTAACAACAGATAATGCACTTGGTGTTAATAATGTGGTATATGCTGTTGATTGACAAAGACCCGCATCAGTAACTACTACTGAAAAATATCCTGCAGGTAATCCAGTAAATGTATAAATTGTTGAAAAAGTTATTGCAATTTCACCATTAGAACCTTGAATGTGGTAAGGTGCTGTACCCCCTGAAATATATAAAGTTGTTTCACCAGTTGCTGAAAAACAAGATGGTTGTACATCATTCAATAAAATAGTACCCAAAGTTGGGACTTGTCCAATTATAGCACCTTGAGATGTTGTACACCCTAATCCATCAGTAACTACAACTGAATATGAACCATTGGTTAACCCAGTAATGAAAGAAGTTGTTTCACCATTTGGTAACCAAGAATAAGTATATGGGGGAGTTCCAGTTAACCCTGTAACATATAAAGAACCAAGACTATTAACACAAGCTGAGTTATTAATCTGATATAATCCAAAATTTAATGTTGATGAACTCTTTATAATACAAGATTCAGATTTTCCACTACAACCACCACCATCATCAGCAATAACATAATAAGTTCCTGCAGATAGAGAATTGAATTCATAACTAGTATTTTGGGTAACTCCTGATGATATAAATCCATCATTGAGTTCATATAAATAATAAGTTGACGCAAAATAAAGATTTGAAGTTGCTGCGGTTATTGACCCATTATCAAATCCACAAGATGTATTTGAACTATCTAAAATAGATACACAAGAACCTGATGAAATATAAACATTTAATAATGAATAAGTATTTCCCGAAGGACAACTATCAACAACATATAATGAATATGTTCCTGCTGAGAGTGAATTAACACTATATCCTGTAACACCAGCACCTAATGGAATTGTACCATAGGAAGGGTTTATCCACTGAATTGTGTAATCAGGTGCTGTACCATCAATGGTTAAACCAAAAGCACCACTATTTGTGTTTGAACAATCACCCGTATAACCAGTTAATGTTACAAATAAACTACAAGCCATTAACTACAATATATTTGAAAGTTTATACCAATATCAATTGTAAATAACAAACCATTGTCATTCGTTTGACAAGTTTGATTATACACAACAACTGTATTGTTGTCTGTTAAATAATAATCATATCCCATATTTTTCAAAGAGTCCAAAGAAGAAATTAAAGCATTAAAGTACTGAGTTTCTGTTGGCGCGTTGAATGGTGCGAATGAAAAGGTAACACCATTAAAGAATGATGTCTGAACCATAGTAACACCACTCACTTTAAGTTCAATATACCATTCACTAGTTAAAGTATTCTGAACACAATCATTTAAATCATAACCATTATTGGCTAAATATGTATTCAATACTTTACCTAAAACACCCGAAAGTGATGTAACTTGTGGGTCAGATTCCCAAGGATAAATTGGACACTCAATAGATTCCACATTACAATCATATTCAAATATATTAGTTATTAATGCACAAGGTCTACAAAGTGGTGGCATACCTTTATATCCAGTTCCACCTCCACTTTTACCTTCACCACCTGGTTTATTTTTGATTGTTGGAACACTAAATCCTGCAGGTGGAGTTGAAACTAATGGTCCTCCTTGAGTTTCTTTTGTTGGTGGTATACTTTGACTTCCACCCTTATCACCTGGAACTAACTGACATCCCTCTTGTCTTCTCCATACAAATTTTTGTCTATGAAAAATTGAATTTTCCATTTTAATACCCGTATTCCATATTGTTGTTGCGGGTATCATTTGTTCAATTAATCTAATCCAATAATCACCCATACCATTAACATATTCAATCATATTATCATACTTGAAATTGTTATTAGGTATTTCAGCAAATTCTTCAGACTGAATATATTTCCAATAGATTGATTCTAATGTTGGATACCCCCCAGTTTTACCATTTGATGAATATTGTCTATTTCTTACATTAATTGTATTTTGCCAAAAAGTTTGAGCAAATTCAAAAAATGTTTTACGTGCTGGTTGTGGATTAATTATTGTCCAGTCAACACCACCTTTATCAGGGTAGATAGTATATGGATTAGGGTCACAATAAGTTGGTGGAACATAATTTAATCCTTCGTTTGGAATTGGGTAATTATATTGTCTAGACATCGCCCAAACATCATATAAAATACCTTGAGCAGGGTTCATAAATATGTCAACATTCTTGACATTTAACACCAATCTGTCATCGGTAGTAAAATATCTCGCATTAATATTTCCATCCAAATTACTTCTTAAGCCTACCTCATTATCATACCAACTTTTATTGTTATCAATTTGAGACTTCAATACAAACCCAAGATTCATAAATGGAAATTTTCTGAATCTATTTAAATAAATTTGTCCGTAAGTTGGTGGTAGTAAACTTGTTTGTAATACAGTACTTTGACCTGTGAATACACTGAATGTAGTATCAACAACTTCAGGTCCTCTATGTTGAGGTGTTTGTTCAAACCAACCACCCCCAATTTGGAAGAAGTAACTCTCCGAATCAACTGGTGCTGATGGATATCCTTCACTATCTATTGGATAATCTGATAATGAAAGATTTACACTTTGGATTGTATTTGTTGTTGTGAAACCAGTATATTCAATACCTTGTATTGAAAATACATTTCCTTCCTCTAATGTTGGTGTTTCTGTAATTGATGTCCCACCTGATAAATTAGCCCAATACGTATCAAATTCATCCAAATTTATTCTTTGGTCGGCTAAATAAACATATTCATTAAATTCAGTTAAGGCTTCAGGAGCGCCAATCATTCTTAATAAACCTTCAATTGATTTTCTTGTTCCTTTAGATTTAAAAAGAAAAGCTGAATTCAATATTACATTTCTATAATATTGATAATTTAGTTCATCAGGTGTTGGTTGTACGGCAACACCACTATAATTTGATTTATCGTAATTTGTTTCACCAAATACTGATTTAAGGAAATCCTCATTAGATATTGGTGTAATATTTGTGTTCCATCCTAAAGTTAATGCTAAGTTTCTTAATAATTGTGATGGGATATCATTTCCTACATTGTAATTTACAGATGTCATAAAAGACAATGCTGTAATAAATTTTTGTACTTCATCAAAACTTCTACCATAGATTTGAAGTACTTTTTCCATTTTTCTACCATCAGTGTCAAAATCATTAAAAGCACCAGTGGTTAAAAATCTTGAAATTAAATTTGTTTTATATTCATCATAATACTCACTAATTTGATTAAGCGAGGATAGGTATAATTGGAAATTTGCTGTTAAAATGTCAAGATTCCATCTACCATATAGTGGCCAAGTTACAAGTCTATTTTCAATATAAAATGAACCATCTTCAGCTTCAACAGGAACTTTAAAGGAAGAAGTGTATATCGGAACAATATTTCTATTTAATAAAAAGTTTTCAATTTCATCTAAATCTTCATTGAATGTTTTAGCAACAACTGAGTCATTTGGTCTAATAATAATATCATTATAACTTTCACTTGAACCTGAAAACGGATTACCCGCAACATATATTTTTAATGTTCCAGATGTTAAACTATTTGTTGGTATTATTCGAGTAACATTATAACCATTATCTAAATAATATAATGAGTAATTTGCATATTGAACTGTCATATCCCTCAATGGCGACACTTCAATTTCCCTAAGTTGTAAATTTCTTGTCGAATTTACTGTAAAATCAACTTCAAATGGATTTCTTAATCTTGACACATCCAAATCAAATGAAGTTTCATTTGAAATCTCATTGTAAATTATATTTGTTGCTGTTGTTCCTGATGTGTAATTTAAACCAATTGCTGTAGATTCAATCGCAGCAGGAAAATAACTAATGATTGTTGTTATTGATGCTGAAATCCTTTTGGATAATGAACCATATGTAGCATAATTTAATACTTGAGATAAATCAAAATTTGGATAAACTTTAAAGTTATTCTCAACAATTGCTTTAGCCTGATTAATATCACTCACGCCCATTGAGTCTAAACTCATAGGGTTTGAGAATACACCCGTACTAAAAGTACGATTAACCTTCTCCGTTACTGCCGTAGTAAAATTAAAATTACCTTGTGTTAAACCCCCACCAGCAACTAATTGAACCCCAACTAGATTATCTGAAAAAGTATCCGAACCTGAAGCCCCTTGTGGCGGACAAGTAAATTTATTGGCCATTATTGAGTAATATTTGTAAAGTTTTTACTGAAATCAATATTATCCCCTCTATCTTGTCTAACCTCGTAAAGTAAGTCATTAAATTGGTCTCTGATTTCGTATAAGTTATATTGTTTATATATGTTATTATCACTATCGTAAAGTGTGTAAATACCATCATCAATAGATTTGGTCTGATTACCAAATAGACCTATCGCCAATGTTGAGAAGTCGTGTTCAGCTACCTCAATATCCAAAACTATCGGATTAAAAAAAGTATTAGTTATTATTATATTTTGATTTGGTTGTCCTATAAAAGGAATAGCATTTGGTTTGTTTGTTGGTGCTGTTGATGGTGATAAAGTACAAAATATTAAATTAGTACTTGAGTCTGTATATCTGTATCTTACAGATTTTTGTGACGTATTTGTTAAATTTTGAACAACTGGTTCACAAAAAAATGATGATGTAATAATCCTGAAAAAATTAGGTATTTTTGACCCATCATCATTCAAATATTCAACTCTAAATCCAACCAAACCTTGATTAACAAATTTGTTTCTATATTCATTTGAAACTGAATTTAAATCAATTACAAGTCCTTTGACATTTGGTAATGCTGATAATATACCACAATCTAATATTGTAGTTCTTATCTGAGCTGGTCTTATCATTAATGTGTATATACCCAATCTATTAAATTGTTCAGCAGGTAATGTTAAATTATAAAGTCCTCCTAATATTTCAACACCCGCATTACCGCCAGTGTCCGAATTATTAAAATATGGTCGTAATATTGATTTAGCATCTAATTTCGTCAATACAAAATTCTGAGTCTCATCTCTAGATGGAGTATAGTTTAAGATTATTTCAACATCTTCGGGTGAAACATCTGAGGGTCTAATTGTACCATAATTACCAATTGCCATTTTCTATAATTTGTTTTTTAATAAATATCATTTTTATGTTTTTATAACATTAAAGAATCCGTATCCATATTTTGTTAAGTCCCCAACATTATCAACTTCACCAAGTCTCATCAATCTTTCTAATGCCGAATTTTTACCTCTTTCAATGTAAACATCCGATTGAATTTCAGGCTCGTCAACAACATTTAATAAGAATTCTTGTTTGGTTATTGCAGAACATACAACATCAATTGGTGTGACGCCTGAAATTATAAAGATAGTTTTACCATCATCATAATCATAATAGTCCATACCATTAATTGTGTATGCTGTATATGGTAATGATGAATTACCTGAATAAACAATTCCGACAACACCAGTAGAACCTGTGACTTGTTGATTTGCCTTGAATTTACCCCCATATAATCCACTTTTAGGGCCATACTGACTTAAATCCTCAATTGAGGACTTTGTATATCCCGTGATGATTAATGGTCCTGATAAGAAAGGATTATTTCCTCCTTGATAAATTTCACAAGTGGTATCACCACTATATATAAAATCATATTGTAATGCTGAACCTGACCAACTGCCTCCTTGTGGAGTAAAATATGCCGTACCATTTGGATTATCTATTGTGACTCCAGTAAATGGTACATATACCTTTTTCTTAATAAGATTATTACCCCAAGGACTCATACCACTGAATGTTATCGTATATTCAGCAGGAGAAGGTGGATATGTATGTTGAAATGGCATTGGAATATTAGGCCCAATTATTTGAACATTTGTACCATCTCCCCAATCCAAATAATAATTTGAGAAACTCAAATATTTTTTAAATTCTAATTCGGATGTGTTGTAAACATAACAAGTATATGGTGATATTGAATTACCTGAAAATAAGAAATTCAACATTGTATCTTTCTGTAAAACAAATCCATCAAATACTGAATAGTAACCAAAATCAACCGCAGTTTGGGTTAAAAAAATTGGTATGGTTAATCCAGTTAATAACGATGAACCATCAGTTCCACCTGAAAGTATATCAGTAAATGCTGAATATGCTATTGTAAATCCTGTATAGTTTTGAGTGGTTGTTGTGGTTGTTATTTCACAACAAGGGTCAAAAGTATTACCAGTTGGTGAATTACCAGCATTGTACCTAACAAAAAATTTATCTCCATTGATAAATTCAGGTGAAATTCTTATATGAAAATTTCTATCTTGCATTATTGATTTACATATTCATACCATTTTATTGGGTTGTTTTCAAAACCTATTCTTTGATTTGAACTATTAAAAATTTGATAGGTTTTTTCATCGTAATCCAAAACGACCTTATTATAAAAATATGTAGAACCCGAAAAGTTAAATCTTCCAACACCAATGGGTAATGAAGATTGCGGTTCATTCATCATCTTTACAAATACACCAATTTTTGCATCAAAAAATTTAGCACTCATATAAAAAGTATCAATATTCAAATATGTTCTACTTCTTAACCAATAAATAAAAAACCCTTCTTTATCACCAACATAATCTAATTTGAATTTAGGTTTCTTAATCAATACATTTGGTAAACTTGGTGATGTTGATGTGGTCATCGTAAAACCTTGTTGTGTTGGTATTATTATTGTAAAATAATTTATTTGGTTTTTTGGGTCAGGAGAATCATAGAAATCCAATTTGAAAAAAGATTTTGTAAATGGATTACTAAAATAATATATTTCTTTTGTAGTAAATCCTTCAGTAACATAAGAATTTACCCAATCAGTTGATGCTGTAGTTGCAGAAATACTTGTTGATGAACCAGTGTTATAAAAATAAAACTCATAGTTCACGTCAGTTTTTGGACTTAGTGGTGATACAACATCGTGAGTAAATTGTTTAATTTCAAAATCTTCAGGTGAACCAATAACTTGTTTTACAATTTCATCTTGGTAAATCTCAATACTATCTGACCTATCCAAAAAATCCCATTGTATTTCAATGGGTAATTGAATAGTTTGATTAGTTATCGGAAGTTTTAAATAATAATAGTTACTCACAAGGGTCAATAGTTGGGTCTTCGATTATGGTTTGGTCAACAAAGTCACTTCCTTCAGGTATGATTCTAAACATAAAATTACCATAAGGATAATGTGAACCATTTAAAAATGGATAGTTAACGCCTAAACCTGCAGTATCAATATATCCATATGAATATATATCTCTCCATTTAAAAGCATTGTCATTTACTGAAAAATATGCGTAATTTGGTATATCATAATTGTTTTGTGGTGGTGCTTCTTCAATATAATTTGAATATACACTTATTGTTAAAGGATAATGTGGTTCAAAATAATAACCTTTAGGATTTGTATTCACTGAGGTATCATTTAAGTTAAACACCGATGAATTGTATGTTATTTTGTGATATAATGGTGATATGATTCTTTCTTTTTGTTCATAATCATTCCATTCACAAAATGCACCATCAACAATATCACCTGATTTTAAAGAATTTACATAGGTAAAGGTATAATTGTCTCTTGTAAAAGTGGTATAAGTGAAATCCGTATTTGATTTTGAATTAGTATAACTCCACCAATTTGTAGGTACACCCCCATTTGGTAAATTAAATTGGTAACCTTGTTTAAGTTTTCTTGGGTCATTATTACCATCAACCCCCAATGTCCATCCAAAATAACCCTTCCATAAAACTGTAAAGAATAACTCAGTTATAGGTCGTTTTTGGTTATCCAATAATGGACTTATTCTAATATCCGAATTAAATGATAACGTATATGATTGTGAACCTTCAAGTATTGAAACCCTCGCCACTTTATTTGGTGTAAATCCTGAACTTTCATATTTCTTTTTAGAACCAAAAATATTTTGTTCAAATCCAGCTTTGACCATAACAGCATCTTCAGGATTTGTTAAAATTTTATGTCTTCTAACATAATATTTTGATATTGTATCAGCTGTATTTGAAAGATAAATTATTCTTTTAAGTGTTCCTATAACACCATTATTGAATGTTGACCCAGTGAAACCAGTATCTATAATATTGAATGAATATTCATCTGTGTTATAAAAATTATTTCCCAAAGTATAAACTTGGAATGTGTTTCTATTATTGTAAGATATACTCAAAGAAACATATTCTCCCACACTCAATCCATGTTTCATAGGACAATTAAATGTGATTAGTGGTTTACCATTTGATGTTCGTTTTTGAATTGTAAATGGAATACCTGTTGTTGCTGACCATGAAATTAAAGTATTATTTTCATCAATAACTTCCAATTGTTTATTAACATTATCATATGGATAACTTAAATAAAAATTCCAATTGTATGAATTGGCACTTTTTGAAACAAAGTTTATATGTGGTGGTGTGTTACCTGATGGTATTGTATAACCTGATATATTATAGTCATTTCTAATAAAATCAAATTCATTGAATTGAGGATAACCTGACCAAGCTGTTGATGTCCCATATTGACATTGAGCTGCGGCCGCGACTTCAGCATTGATGTAATAAAGATTGTTTTCAAAAGGTTCGTAATTAGTTGTTCCACTAAGATTATTCTTGAATATTAATGAGAATTTACAAGTGGGTCTAAATAAATCTGATTTTTGTCTTTCATCATCAAAAACTTGTTCTAACGATACATCAACACTTCTATCAAACTCATCCATTTCTTTGTGAGTTTGTAAAAGTGGCACTTGAAAAAATAGGTTTGTATTAGGTGCTGATTTGTACCTAAGTGAACCTAAAACTACTCTTAAATTATCTACGTTTCCCATTATTGTATTCTTTCAAAATTTATCCATTTTTTAGCGAATCTATCCCAAGCAGACTTTCCTTTTTTTAATCCAAAATAAAAATAAAATGGAGCACCTACAGTTATTGTTGTTGGTTCTGGATTATTTATCGCCCAAGAACTCCTCAAGGGGTTCAATGAAGGCTGAGTAAAAAATGGTGAAGTTGGTGGTGTTGTTGATACAGGATTATCGATTGAGTATATATATCCTTTGAAATCTCCAGCAAAAACACTACTATTTGTTCTAAAATATCTTGAGTTTATATTTGCCCTATCCATTGATTGATACTTATAGCTATGGAAAAATGACCCATTTATTGGTTTTGTATACCAATCATTTTTTTGAGAACCAAAAATACTCTGACTTGGGAATGGACTTGTATTTTGTTTTATTTCCCATTGATAAAATGGAACTTCTTGTGAATAACAATAAAAATTGTTAAATGCACAATTATTATTTAATATTCCTTGACTATTAATAATAGTTCTCTTAGGTGTAATATAATCTCTTAATTGTGTATCAGAAGAATAAAAAATACCAAAAATAACGTCTTTATTTGTTCCAGTATTAAAATAAACAGGGTCAATAACAAATTGTGGTGGTGTCAACTGAGGAAAATTAGGATAATTTTCAGCTTCAAATGGAACAACACCAAGTTCAGAATTAATTGATATCATTTGAGCGTAGTCGGCATCAACTGTTAATTTTTCTCTAGTAAAATAATTAAAAATATTACCACCAGCAGTTCCTCTAAATATACTACGATAACTTGTATTTAACAATCTAGTTATTATTAATATATTCAAAAGTTCTGATACATCTTGATATGATGTACTATTAATTCGATTGATTACATATCCATCATAATCATCAGAAAACACTAATTCTTGTAAATAATCAGAACGAGGACCTAAATCCATTATTGTTGTCGGAAACAACAAATTTCTATCGTTAGGTTGAACGTTAGCTATTCTACCTATAAATCCAAAATTATTTGTTGTTCCAGTTTTAAATGGACTACTTCTGTAATAAAAATTATTAGTATCTTGGTCATAATAGATAGTATCAGTACAAAAATTTGGTTGTACATTATTATTAATATCAAAAAATTTATTGTTTTTAAACGCAAAAGCATATAATGTACCATTCACCCAATTTTGAGTGAATAAATGTGAAAATACATTTCTACAAGCCCCAAAAGTAATGTTAGTTCTTGATACCCATTCAATAATTAATCTTATGTCTTCAGGTAATGATATTAAAACTTTAGTAACTAATTTATAACAACCATTATCAAATATTTGTTTATTACTAAATTCTTGACAAGGTCCTGAATTTACAATATATTTTCCACCTCCAGGATATTGTTGATTTTGTATTTGTCCGTTAGAATCGAAGTCATAACAAGCTAAGTTTCTACTATCTCTACAATTGTTAGTTGTTTGTAATAACTCAGATGTAAAATTAGGTATATCATCATTATCATTTTCTTGTACCACACCAGATGAACCGCCAGTGTTAGCTGGGACATCAAATGTACCCTCATCAGGTATAACATATATTGCAAAATTTTGATTTTGTTGTAAACTATATGATATACCACAAGTTTCTAATAATCTATCTGATGTTGGTAATCTATCAGAACGCATTACATATCTCCTATCGTTAGATAGTACGAATTGAGTACTTAATGTCGAATCATACATTGGACCAATATATACTCTTTGTTCGTAAGTTTGAGGGTTACTATATGCTGTATCTAAAAAATAATAGTATTGACTACCAAAATTAATTATTGATGCCGTTATTGACATCATTGACCCACCTTCAACAATTTCACCTTGATAATAACCTCTTCTTTCGTCAATTAATGTGAATGGTGGGGCTGGACTATTTATTCCTGGTATATTTGGGTCAGTTGAGTCTAAATAGAATTGTTCACCAATTTCAATATATTTGTATATGAATTCATTTTGACCCTGAGAAAATAAAGGGTTATCATTGTTTATAGTAATAGTACCATTTGTAGGTGACAAATATGAATTTATCCAATGTGCTCCAGTTTGACAAATAACTCCACCACTAACAAGTCCTTGTTGTAGATTGGAAGTACTATCTAATGAAGAATAATAATGGGTTAAATTTGAACTATACGCACTAAAGCCAAGTGGTTTATAATCAAATGTAGGATAAAATAAATAACTTGATGAATAAGTGTCTTGTGTTGTTTGTGTATTTATAGCACTATGTCTAACATTTTTAAATCCACCTTGTATTGGTATATTTAACTTATACGAACCTTGAACACTAACTGCGGTTGGGTCTTGTTTACCAAATATTCTACCTAAATCATATCTAATATTGACTCTAGTTGAGTATGGGTCAACACCTCTATTTAATATAACAATAATTTGATTCTCATAATCCTCTAATGATTCTAATGGATGTATATCTTCTGACGTTGCTTTTTTTGTACTTGGGTCTTCATAATACACTATATTTATCCTCATATTGGGTTGTAACACTCTATTTGGGAATCCATTATCTAAAACACCTCCACTACCAGAAATTACTTTTTGATTAAAGTCATTATATGTCATCGCAGTAATTACTTGGAAATATTCAATATCAGTTGGGAATTTGTGATAGTTTGTATTTCCTGAATTTGGTTTTGGAATTGTATATTGTGTAATTCTATTAGTTCCATCAGGTAAAGTATGTGGAACATCAATATTTACTGTTGTTGTATTTACATTAGCAAAAATACTTTCACCACTAATTGAATTAGTATCATATATATTTAATGAAGCCCCACTATAATTAATATCTTTAGTTGAATTTGGATTTACAAAACTCAAAATAGTTCCACCTGAAAGTAGTGGTAAACTATCAGGTGTCATCATCATAACTATTACGTTATCAGTATGATACTTTAGATTATTATTATTTATATATGGTTGATTCACATTACCATTATAGGTGTAAGGTAACCCATTTAAAATAGGTTCAACAGATACATATACTTGATTAACTCCCCCACCTGGATTTGTAACTGAATTTCCATCAAAATATTTTGATTTTACATTAAATAAATTAAATCTTTCACCTAAAGTAATACTTCTAGTAAAAAATTGTGCTTTACCAAAACCATCTTCAGTATATTGATATTGTCCATTAATACTAATTGGAACTTTACTATATGACCTAGCTCTATTACTCCTTAATTGAACAAAATATCCACTTAAAAATTGATTATAAATTCCATAATTTATATCATCTTCAATTAAGTCAATATTATACGCTCCACCTTCAAAGTTAGTGATTTGAATACCTGATGCGTTTTGTTGTGCTGGAAAACTTTGTAATAATTCTGTACTACCACCATTAACACCACTATCTTCTGATTCATCACCATCACTACATTTACAAAATTCGCATTGGTCATATAACAATAGTGGTAAATTTATTCCTCTAAATTTTATTTGAAATAATAAAATATTTAAAGCCAATAATGCTGAAAAGGTAACAATATATATTACTAATTCACCTATAAATCCAGGAAGTAAATTTAAAGTAAATGGATTAGCCGCGGCAAAACCTATTAGTATTGATTGATTTACTATTAAATAAGTTAAGTAAGCTAAAAGTATTGGTATTAATACGATTCTTAACAATCCTACTAAAAAATAAAAAAAGTGAAGTAAACTTACTAATATAACTAATAATGGTCTAAAAATATAACTTGCAAAAGTATAAAGCAAGTATATAAAATCCCATCTAAATGATGAATCATTAGTCGGAAACTTATTATTTGTCGTTTCACAACTATTATCTAATATATTTTTAATTGATATTATTCTATTAGCTAAAGTTCCCTTTCTATATTGGTCAATTAATTGTGATACGGTATAAACTTTATTATATGAGAATTGATAAAAAGTATCTTCACCATCAATGGCTGATTGTGGGTCAGCATAATCATCCCAACTTAAACTAAAAGCATAAGATTTTTTCTGTAAAGTTAAATTTGTTGGGGATGGTCCTGTGTTTGACCACCCATACTCTCTAACATTTGGAACTAAAAAGTAAGCTCGTTTTACATTATCATCCAAACTTGGTGATTGATTCCACTTAATTTTAAATCTATATTTTCCTCTTGTTGGAATACCAATTTCAGGGTCATTTGAAAAAACTCTTTCACCAAACTCATTCGTTGTAACATAATCTAAATTCATTGGTAAATCTACCAACCAAGTACCATTATCATCAATAACTTGCCCCCCACTTTCAAGTTCATATTGTTCCAAAACTGGTTTACCTGTATCATCGTTAAATATTGTTTGTCGTATTGCTAATATTTCACCAGGTCCTGTAACTAAACTACATAATTCACCTTGGGCTAATTTTGGTTTACAACCACTTTTTAGAGCTAAATTATCTACATCAGAAAACATTGAACCCATAAAAATTGCTGTTGGTTCAATCACAACATTTGCCTCAGCTGACAAATCAAAATCAGTTCTATTGATTCCAATATTACATAAATCAGGCTGACCCCATAATGGTTCAACTGTGATTACTCTATTTAAAGATACAATTTGTGGTAATTCATTAAGATTACTTGAAGACTTGAATTTTGTACCTGAAACTTGTGCTTCAGTAGCCAAACCAGTTCTGATTAAATCTTGCGGTGCTAATGAAAACTCACCAATATCTGATAAGTCAACATCAACGTGAATTGTTTGAACACCAACTGGTACACCAAAAATCATAAAGTCACCACTCTCATTTGTGATTGCGGTGTATCTATAATATTTGTCAAATACTTCAATAAAACTTTGATTAATTAAGATATCTTCCTTATCAAAAAAAGACCCCGTTGGAACGTGATTTGAATAAGATTTTACATAAGGTAATAAGTTATATCTATACCCAACGTCATTAATATCTGAAACTGCCTTATATGGATATATTTCAGAAACAATTGGGTTGTTTTCATCTTCAGTTGTTAATGGAACGAATATTGAAACCCTGCAATTTGGAAGTCCAAAACCATTATTAATACTTATTCTACCTATAACAACACCATAATCGGCACATTGTCTAGTATAAATCTCACTCTGTAATATCTTAAGTGAAAGGATTTCTAATGATTCAAAATCTTGTTCTAAATGTACATTAATTGACTTATCAACCCCGACTTGGGTTCTTATTCTATATGAGTTGGACATTAATTATCTTTTTTAGATAAATAGTTTATTTGCTATTTTCAATAAAAGATAACCAAGAATTGGAATAAATAAATTATCAAGAAAAATTAACAGTTTTAAGATTTTTAACCCTCACAACAATATCTTTGTTTGGAAATCTAACCTGATAAGTTTGACTTGGTTCAGCAAAGATTGTGTCATCAATTAATTCAATTTGTCGAGTTGTTGAGTCAGAATATCTTTGTGATGTTTGTGATGATGAATATTGTCCACCAACCTTGTTAAACACTTGAATATCTGATAATGATAATACACCATTCTGAGATTGAATTAATCTTCTTATTTCTGACACATTTACGTTTTGTCCCATTTGTCTATTACCTGGGTCCATATACTGAGAAACAATATCAATTATTTGTGTAACAAATGCACCTTGATTCTGACTATTATCTAAAACCACATCAATGTTAAACCCTAAATCAATTACATTCGCAGTCTCAACTGAAACATAATCATTAATCATTCTATAGTTAGACAAATAATTGGCAACATTACTTTTTAATGTATTTGATATGATTTCAGTCAATCTTCCAGTATCATCATAAGATAACATTTTAATCTTAAGTTTGTTATTCTCTTCAGTTACAGAAACTTTGGCTGGAGCACCAAATTCTGATGGCATACCTCTGATTATAGATTCATAATCGTTTATTGTTACCGCTCTATTCTGTGCTGCAAAATTATATGTAACCAAATTTCTAACTTCCTCAGTTGTCGGAGCTCCTGCACCACCAATTGCGGCCGTAACATTTGTACAAGATAATGAATTAACAACACTTGTATTAACACTTGTTGATGGTCCGTTTACTGCAAAGGAAACTGTACCAATATTATTAATAACATTAACCCCTAAATTACTACCAGTTCCACCTCCAACTCTGTATTGGATGAATAACGTTGTATTAGCTTTTAAAGTACTACCTAATGCCAAATTATCAGAATACTTATATAGATTTAATTTAAATCCATTTCTTGCAAACTCAGCAAGTTGTTCATCAGCTGATTGTGTTCCACCCCCAAAAGTCATTTTTAAAAATCCTTCAGGTGTAAATTCTGTAATAAATTTAGTATTAGTTTGAATATATCTACCAACTTTAATACCTGGGTTATCTGAAACTTTGGTTGGGTCTTCAATAAAGACTCTGTCATCAATCAATGCCTTAACCTCATACCATCTATTATCTAATCCCTGAAATTCTTGTGGTGATGGTACACTCGCATATTGTGTTCCATCTTTCAATAATACACTTGTAACACCCAATACATTTCTTTCAGGTAAAAATAATTCATAAAATGGTCTTACATCATTTGGTGTAATTACCCTTTTGAATACTTTTGTTGTACCATTAACAACTGTTTCCCTTTTAACTATTGTATAGTTTAAAAGTTTATTATTACTATCAAAATTAGGTATTTTAAGTCTATTTGGGTATCCATCCCCACCAACAGCTGAAGCAAAATCAATGTCATACACAGTTTCAAATACTTGACCCGCACCATTTACTTGAGCACCTCTTCTTAAGATACCACAATATCTTAAGTCTTCTTTATCTCCAAATGCAGGTACAGTTATACTAAAATCAACTAAAGCAACCGATGGTCTTTGACCTGGTACTTTTAACCCATAAGTTCTCGCAATATTGAAAACTGATGAACGTTGTTGAGCATATTGTAAAATCGTTTCTTGGATACTTCTATCAATGTTAAATTGAAGATTATCTGAAACCGCAGCATTTAAGTCCAATAAAGCTGAGAACACTGAAGCATCATTGAAGTTATCAATTAACTCAGGGTAATATGTTCTTGTAAAATTAATCAGTTCTGTTCTAATGGACTGAAAATCTCTGGTTGTATATGATATTTTTTTGTTTGCCATATTGTTATACGTTAATAATTACAAAATCACTTGAATTAAATGCTGAATCCGTGACTATATAATCGATTTTAATTTTTGCTGTATGTTCTAACTGACCAATATTAGTTACACGATACTCTCTTTCATTAGCATCATTAACAAAAGTACCTTTATTTTCTTCACCTTCAGAAGCAGGTTTTATTGATATATTTGTGATTGTAATACCTGGTATATATTCAGCCACAGAATCTCTAATTTCAGACTCAATATCTGAAAATGTAGGACCATCCAATGGTTCAAAAATATATTCATAAAGTCTTGTACCAAAATCAGGTAAATAATATCTAGTCCCTTTTCTTGTTAAAAGTAAGTGAACCAAATTAGTTCTTATTTCTTCATCAGATGTTTGTGATAAAGACAAATAATTACCTTGATATGAATCTCTAAATGGGAAGTTTATCCCATATGTTTTACCATCTGCCATAATAATAAATATATAACCGAATATTTTTCAATAAATACCATAAAACAAAAAATCACGACATTGTGTCGTGATTTATTATTTTAAGATGAACATCCAAAACATTCAAATGGTGAATCAGTTGGTTTACTAATTACTTCAACGTGTGGTAATGTTGGTGTAACTTTTGGTTTTTCTATCTTTGATATATCTACAGCCAAATGTTTTGCACCAGTTGATATTGCCTTAGTTCTCACATAATAACATAATGTTTTCAATCCTTTCTGCCAAGCGTGGAAATGTGATGAAGTAATCTTTGACAAAGTTGGGTTACCCATATAGATATTCATTGATTGTGATTGGTCGATAAAAGGTCCTCTATCGGCTGCCATATCAATTAATTCTCTCTGTGATATTTCCCATATTGTTTTATACTTCTTCATCAAATGTTCAATCCTTTTAACTTTGAAGTTATATTTTTTATCTTCTGTGTCTAAGTAATTGTTGAAATTTATATTTTGAATTGACCCTTCATTTAGAATGATTTCATTTTTCAAATCTTCACCCCAAATACCAAGTTTCTCAAAGTCAGCGATTAGATATTTGTTTACAATCATAATCTCACCACCAACTACTCTTCTATTAAAGATTGCTGAATGTGCTGGTTCAGTCATTTCATAAGAACCTGTTATCTTAGCAGAACTCGCAACTGGCATCTGTGCTGTAAATAATGAATTACATACACCATATTTCATTACATTTTCTTTCAAATCATTCCAATTCCATCTTCCAGATAAATCAGATTCAGTTAATCCCCACATATCAAATTGGAATATACCTTTTGACATTGGTGACCCTTCAAAGAAATCATATTTTGGATATTCGCCATCGTGAGCTAATTTATTACTTTCACTAATTGCAGCATAATAAATTGTTTCAAATATTTCTTTATTCAATTTTTTAGCTTCTTCGGAGGTAAACTCATAATCCATTAAATAGAATACATCAGCCAAACCTTGTGTTCCAATAGCAATTGCTCTTTGTTCTCTGCCACCTTTTTCACCCTTATTAGTTGAATAATTATTGATATCAACAACTTTATTCAAAGCTCTCACTACTTTACAAGTTTCGTTATAAAGTTCCTCAAAATCAAATTGTGCATCATGTACAAAGTTCTTTAACACCATTGAAGATAGGGTACAGATTGCTGTAGTTTTTTCATCAGTATATTGATAAATCTCATTGCAAAGATTTGATTGTTTAATCACACCAATGTTTTGATGATTTGTCTTTTTATTAGCACTATCTTTAGAACATAAATATGGAACACCAGTTTCAATCTGAGATTCAATAACTTTTGTCCACACGTCTTGAGCCTTAATTTTCTTACCCAATCCCATACGTACAGCCTCATTATAAACATCCTCATACTCATCACCATAAACTTCTTGTAGTGCGGGTAATCCAGCCTTTTTGATATCATTAGGACAGAATAGATACCAATCACCATTTTCTCTTACGGCTCTCATAAAGTTATCAGGTATCCACAATGCCGTGAACAAATCTCTTGCTCTTAGTTCTTCAGCCCCTGTATTCTTTTTAATCTCCAATAAATCGATGATATCTTTGTGCCAAGGTTCAAGGTAAATTGCCGCAGAACCAGGTCTTCTCCCTTGTTGATTAAAGAATCTTAATGACTCGTTAACAATCTTTAAATATTTTAATAATCCACCAGCGAAACCACCTGATGTAGATAATCTACTTTCCTTACTTCTAATATTTGACATACAAAGTCCAATACCCGCAGCATCAGCCGAATAAGTGGAAATATCAGTCATTGTATTCAATAATCCTTCTCTTGAATCTTCATCATTATAATGTAACACACAAGACGCCAATTGTGGAATCTTTGTACCAGAATTAATCATAATTGGTGTTGCTGGAGAAATAAGTTGGTTTGATAATGACTTGTAGTATTCAACAGCTTCTTCAAATGATTTTGTAACCCATAGAGCAACCCTCATATACATATGTTGAGGTCTTTCAATTGTAACTCCATGTGGTGTTTTAAGAAGATACATTTCATATAATGACCTCCAAGCAAAATAATCAAAGTTATAATCATTCTCGTGATTGATTACACTATCAATATTAGAAGCACCATAACTTTCAATAGTTTCCATTAACTTATCATTAATTACACCTTCAATATGTAAGTAGTGCATTGTGTTAGAGAAACTTTCACTAGTTTCTTTATGATATGATGATATAGCAACAGAGGAAGCCAATCTCGAATAATCGTGATGACTTCCAGTATATGATGCCGCAATTTCATAAATCAACTTATCAAGTTGTTTAGTTGAAATTACCCCCTCAGTTGGTACTGAGGTGATAACTTTAATGAATATTTGGTCAGAATTAACATTTAGGTTTTTACTTGAACGTTTAATTCTTGTTTGTATTTTTGTGGGGTTAAATGATACCACTTCCCCATTTCTTTTTTGAATTCTTAATGACATAGTTATAATTTTAAAAATCGTCTGTAAATGAAATCGTTTCGTTCAATTTAGCTTTTTGGTATTCCATTGTTCTTGATTCAAAGAAATTACCCTTCGTTTCAACAGCAATTTGTTCCATAAACTTGAATGGTTGTTCAACATTGAAATGTTTACTACATCCCATCTTTATTAGTAACCCATCGACTACAAATTCTAAATATTGTTTCATTAGATTTGAGTTCATTCCGATTAAAGAAACTGGTAAAGATTCTGTAATAAATTCTTTTTCAATTTCCAAAGCAGACAATAGAATTTCTTTAATTCTTTTTTCACTTGGTTTATTTTCAACGTGATTATTCAATAAATGAATTGCGAAATCACAATGTAAGTTTTCATCTTTAAAAATCAATGAATTAGCATTACAAAGTCCTTGCATCACACCTCTTGATTTCAACCAAAAAATTGAACAGAAAGAACCTGAGAAAAATATACCTTCTACAGCCGCAAAAGCAACCAATCTTTCTTGAAAAGATGCTTTCTCAATCCAATCCAACGCCCATTTGGCTTTCTTTTGAACTGCAGGTAATCTATCAATAGCATTGAAACATTCGTCTTTTTCTTTTGGATTTGATATGTAAGTATCAATTAATAAAGAGTACATTAAAGAATGGATATTTTCCATCATTAATTGAAATCCGTAAAAGAATTTTGCTTCAGGATATTGAACTTCCCTATAAAAGTTCTCAGCTAAGTTTTCATTGACAATTCCATCAGATGCTGCGAAGAATGACAATATGTTCTTTACGAAATATTGTTCGTTCTCTGACAAGTTCTGCCACTCTCTGATGTCACCAGTCAAGTCAACCTCTTCTGCTGTCCAAAATGCCGCTTGGTGTTGTTTATAGAATTCCCAAATATCATTGTATTGAATTGGGAAAATCACAAAACGATTTGGATTCTCTGTTAATATTTTTTCTGTCATAATTAGTTATTTTGTTCTCTTTGTTTTCTTTTTTCTAATAAATCTTTAATTCTTTGTCTATTATTTTCTTCTTTTTGTTCTTCGTGACCTAAGAATGTTACAGACGATTCTGTATCAATTTCCAACATACTATTATCAAATTTACAATTTTCAAAGATGATACCATCATCCCCAATCCTTGATTTAGTAATAGCCATTGTGGCCAACTTCATTTCTTTTTGTTGAAGTGTTTTTGCTATTGATATAATTACGTGACCAACTTGTGCTTTTTTGATTGACCCACCCATTTGGTCTGTTGTTACAACTTCAGATGATATTGAACTTCTATTACCCTGTGTTGCAGTCCAACCTACTAAGTTAAGCTCGTGACACATTGCTTCAAATCCTCTCATTACAGAACCCTCTGATTTCCATTCATCTCCCAAGTTTTTCTCAGGAACAACACAATCAATATAATCCAATAAGACCATATCAATCTTAATCCCATCAGCAATCTTCTTTCTAAT